TGAGCTGCAATTTATGACGAAGAAAAAGAAAAAGATTTTAATGTTGTCGGACCATGCCTTAAGCCCGTCTGGTGTCGGAAACCAGAGCAGGTTTCTAATTGAGGGTTTGATACAAAAAGGTGAATGGTCAGTTCGCCAATTTGGTGCTGCAATGAAGCACTTAGATTATGGCGTGAAACATGTCAATGATGACTTTATTATTAAGCCAATCGACGGCTTTGGAAACCCAGAATTAATTAGGTTAACACTAGCCAGCGAAAAACCAGATGTGTTGATTATATTCACAGATCCAAGATTTTTTATCTGGTTATGGGAGATGGAAGACGAAATTCACCAGGTATGCCCAATAGCATATTGGCATGTTTGGGATAACCGCCCTACACCCAGATTCAATAAGGTATTATATGAATCAACGGATGCTATTAATTGTCATTCGCATTTGACCTACGAGATGGTGAGTGAACTAGTTCCCGACAGGACGAAGTTTATCCCACACTCCCTTCCCCCAGATATGTTTTTTCCATTACCAAAAGACTCTATTAAGAAGTGGAGAGCACAAGTGTTAGGCGAAGATAGAGTAGATCATTTTGTTGCATTTTGGGTAAATAGAAATGCAAAACGTAAAAGGGGAAGTGATCTATTAGTATCATGGAAATTATTTGTTGATGAACTAGAGCAAAAGCATGGTCACCGCAATGCAACGTTGCTACTACATACTGACCCATCTGATAAAGAGGGCCCGAATTTATTTGAAGTAGCAGATAAGCTTGATATTAAAGATGAGATTGTATTTTCGACAGATAGGATTGAGTTTCAACAAATGAATATCTTGCATAATATTGCTGATGTACATGTCAATATTGCATATGCAGAAGGCTTTGGCTTGGCAACATTGGAAGCAATGCAAAGTGGAACACCCATTATCGCTCTAAAAACTGGTGGCCTAACGAGACAGGTTGTTGATCATAGAGATGAGTCAGAGAACGGCATAGCACTTCCGGTAGAGTTTAGATCTCTTGTAGGCTCTCAACAGGTTCCATTTATATATGAGGACTATGTCTCTAGTGAGACCGTTGCAGCAGCATTTACAGAAATGTATGAAATGGGACATGAAAAACGGAGTGAGTTAGGCAAGAAGGCCAGAGATTACGTTCTTTCAGAGTTTGCACACCAAGATACAATTGATGCTTGGCATGATTCTCTAAATGACTTAATTGATAACTGGAAAGACAGATACCAGCGATGGGAGTGTAACACACTATGAAAAAAAATGTAGTAATAAGGGCACCGTTGTTGACATATTCTGGTTACGGAACCCATGCCCGCCAAGTCTTCAGGTGGTTATTGTCTCGAGATGATATTGAGTTATACACACATATTGTCCCCTGGGGCATAACTAGCTGGATGATTAACCCTGAACTAGAGGATGGCTTGATAGGTGAGATAATGGATCGAGCCAGGCCGTTACCTGCAGGAAAGCAGTTTGACGTATCATTCCAGGTCCAGCTCCCTAATGAATGGGATCCAGGTTTAGCAAGGAAAAATGTTGGAATTTCTGCATTTGTAGAAACAGATAAATGTAATCCTCAATGGGTAGCATGCTGCAATCGAATGGATGCGATAGTAGTACCCTCTGAACATGTAAAAAGTTGTATAACGTCAGTTGGTAGTTTAACTTCCCCGATCCGCGTCATCCCTGAATCTTTTTATGATTGTATTAGCAATAAAAAACTTCCAGCTCTTGACCTAGATTTTGATACCGACTTTAACTTCTTAGTCTTCGGGCAGATAACAGGGAACAATCCGTATAACGACCGAAAGAATCTTTATCACACAATCAAATGGTTATGTGAAACGTTTAAAGATAATGATGATGTGGGCATTGTTCTAAAGACAAATTCTGGAAAAAATACAAAGATAGATCGGGTTGTTACAACAAAGATCATGAAGAAGCTGGTTGAGGAGGTCCGAGTCGGCCCCAATCCGAAGATACATTTCTTACATGGTAGTATGACACAAGAAGAGGTAGCAGCACTTTATAGGCACCCGAAAATAAAGGCGATGGTATCACTAACACGAGGAGAAGGCTTTGGCCTTCCTATCTTAGAGGCCGCCACATCAGCTTTACCAGTTATTGCAACTAATTGGTCAGGGCATCTTGATTTTATGAATCAAGGAAAGTTTTTAAGTGTAAAGTATGAACTTAAAGAAATTCACTCGTCAAGAATTGATAACACAATATTCATGCCAAATACAAAGTGGGCAGAACCAATTGAAGAAGATGCAAAACAAAGGTTTGAAAAATTCTATAAAATGTCATCTACACCTAAAAAGTGGGCAAAAGATCTTAGCAAACAACTATTAAAAACTCATTCTCAAGAAACTATATCAAGTCTATATGAAGAGTTTTTGGGGGGACTAATTAATTGTTAGTAAGCAATACAGCATTATTAATGATATTAGGTGCAGTATTAGTGTTGGTCGGTGTACCAACCTATTTTGCGCTTAAATTCGCCTTAGCTATTTTACGTACTCAAGAGGCATTAGAAGATTCTTTAGACACACTTGATGAAACATATACAAACATATCTACAATTTTGGATAGGCCATTATTCTATGATAGCCCAGAGATTCGAGGTGTTTTAGATGATGTACGTAATGCCCGTTCTTCTATTTTAGCTGTTGCTAGTGCACTAACAAAGATTGATAGCCCCGAAGAGCTCAAGGATGAAGATACTTAAACTGAGGAGAAGTGAAGGTGGCCGTAAAGAGAACAAGAAAAAGAAAGATACGTAGAGGCACGGGAAATCCGGCCAACATGTATTTCACAATGGACACTCAAAAGGCCATATGTGACTATCAAGACTCAACTGATCAAAAAGAAAAAGACAAACTGTATGTTGAAGAAATTCTTCCGGCATTTGACAAGCTTTGCCAGAATATCATATTCATATATGGGTTTGCAAAACCACATCAGCCCTATGAGCACCTAAAGAGTGACTGTGTTTCTTTTCTTTTCGAAACAATTCATAAGTGGAATAGAGAAAAAGGCACAAAAGCCTTTTCTTATTTTAATGTTGTTGCAAAGAACTGGTTGATTATAAATTCCAGACGAACTCAAAAATCCACCCGCCGTCATGTTAGCATTGATGATCCAGAGTCAATGTCAGTTAGAGATAGAAGTATTCTAGCCCAGAGCCATGTACTTCTCCCTCCTGATGAGATCATGATTAAAGAAACGTTCCGTGATGATATAATGAAAGTATTATTTGAGATTCAGACCAGGGTCACCGGCGAGAATGAGAAGAAGTGCATAGCTGCAGTGGTAAAGGTATTCGAAACAGTCGATCAACTTGATTTTCTAAATAAGCGAGCCATCTTTGTATATGTTAGGGATATATCCGGTTTATCGCCGAAACAACTATCAGTAGCAATGTCTATTATCCGTAAGCACTATCGGGCCCTGGTCAAGACGGAAGAGTTCGATATATTTTAGGAGCATATTATGAGTGAAACAGTCAATAAACAAATTGACCGTCTTAAAAAGATGGAAAAGAAGGTAGAGCAATTTGGGGACCTTCTAGATTCAATCGAGTCCACAGAGGATAAAAAGAAGATGCTGTGGAAAGAGATTTATGAAAACGCTGTTACTGACCGGGAAAATGCCGGCTTGCTCTTTACAGATGCATATAATAATATGGCAGGCGGATCAACTGAGCATGCAACGCTTGGCCCTATTTTGGCAAAGTATCTGGAAAGAATGAATAAGTCCAATGAGCAGATATTACGACTAGCCGAACTAGTAGCTAAGGCAGAAGAACGCGCAGCGCAACTAGACCCTGATGATATATTTGCACAAATAGGTTCAGGCAAGGAGTAACTATGGCCGGCGGTGGAAGGGATGTAATTGATAGCTTTGGGTCCGGGCCATCCAGATCTGAAGTAATTGAGTCCGCTGCGGGTGAAGCACCCTCTAGTGCCTTTAAGCGTGCCGTTGTTGCTGAGATATTTTACGACCTTGCAGTAATGGATGAGGAGACAATCGGGGAGTGGGATCCCAAGGTTGAAAACCCTGAGCAACTAAAGAAGATGCCCAGGAATAGTATTGTTGCTCGTGTCATTAGTAATAATGCCGATAAAAAAGACAAGCCCAAGGTTTGCTATCCATTCTTTCCACCCTATTTGTGTTTTCCAGTAAAGTGCGGAGAGCAAGTCTGGGTCATGAGTGAATCAGATGACCCTGCATCTCCAATATTTTGGATCTGTAGAATTCCGGAAGCTGATTTTATTGATGACCTAAACTATACCCATGGTGATAGAAGATTTGATGCAGCCCCTGTTGCTCCGGATGCTAGGGCGACCCTTGAAAGTACATTACAGCCTGATGTTGATTTAGCTGAAAGTGATGCTCTTCCTGGATTCCCAAACGGTGGTGGTACGGATGACTCCTATACACTACATGCCAAAGAAGAAGGAGCCGAGGCTGCTGACGCTTATGAGGAGCTTTTAGAGGGTAGCATTGCTAATGATGCTGTAACATTTGAGCCTGTCCCACGGTTCACCAAACGCCCGGGGGATCTCGTATTCCAAGGGTCCAATAATACACTCATTTGTCTTGGGGAGGATAGAGGGTATAATGCAGAGCTGGTTGCAGATTCAGCAGCAGCTGAGTGGAGCAATGCATCATCAACAGCGGATGGCCCAGCTGACCCTAATGAACGTGCATTTGCTGGGACAATTGATATTGTTACAGGTCGAGGACGTGCTCCTGCTGCTGCTCCTGGTGATGATCCAGAGTTAACTGGATGCCGAACGATCCTTAATGCTCGTGACTATGAAGAGGTTGATAAAAACCCTGTTGCTGCAGAGACTGCAGCTGGGGCAGAGAATAGACTAGATCGTCCAGGTGAGGGCGACCCAGATTTCATGAAAGACTCTTCTCGGATATACATTTCTATGAAAACAGATGGTGATGCAAACTTTGGTATCAGCAATGAGACCGGGGCGATGGTTGCCCCATTTGGTGCACATACAATTGATGATATGGCAGAGGTACCATATATCATAGCCAAGTCGGACGAGATACGTATCATCGCTAGAAAGAATGAAGCAGATGACCCAACCGGATACCCTGAGGTTAATGGGAGCATCCGCATTATAAAAGAGGGTGCAGTCGATGATGACATGGCCGCAGTACTCTTATTGCCTGATGGAACAATTCAGGTAAGTGGAAACCTAATATACTTGGGCCGTCATGCAGATGATGGTGGTGAGGCTGCTGTGGATGGTGCTTCAGGAACAGAGTCAGCTCCAGGAGAAGGAGATTCTCAGCCCTGGGTAAAGTACCAACAACTAGATGATCTTCTCACTGCGATAATGGAAGACATAAAGACATTCGCGAAAGATCTACAGGCAAACTTCAATGCCAATACAACTCCTGGTTATGGTGCACCTAACCCGTCCTTGATAACAGCAGCTTCCGCAGAATGCCAGAGCCTTCAAGATAATATGGACTCAAGGATTGCGGAGATAAATACAATCAAGTCGGCAAGGATTTTCGGGGAGTAGTTATGGCAGGGTATGCTGAGTATGGAAATAGTGACAATTATGCTGAGGGTCTTGATGATTCTTTAGAGGATTTTTATGCAGATGTTGCTAAGGCATATCAGGATTGTAAAAAATCAGGGGCAGCAGGTGAAGGTGATGATTCTTATGATCCTTATGAGACGATTAAAACGCTATCACAAGATCTTGCAAATGCTATTCATAAATTTATGCTATCAGCTAAAATAGATACAGACGTAACATACCCAGGCCCAACGTTTGAGGCAATCCCACCAGCAGATCAGGTAATGGATGCAACAATCGAGGCCGGCCCAGATGGGGTATTAAATACAGACATGTCAGGGTTCGACCCGGCTGATCCAACAACACTTCCGGATGTAGAGGGTGATGATGAACCGGCCAAGACGTATGGGACAACTAAGACCATGAATGCTATTGGCGGCCAGCTAGCTGCTGGTACCGATCCTGGCCCAATTGATGAACAGACTGGCACTGGTAAGGGACATCTAGAATGACATTAGCAGCATCAAAAGACCCAATTCTGATGGCTGGAATAGAGGCAGCAAAAATTAAGGCTATGGAGACCAGCGCTCCTGAGCCGGCCGGCCCAGAGGCAGCCGATCAGGAAGCCATGGCAGCTGATATTCTCGACGTAATGGCCACTGATATAATGAATGCAATCCACAATTATACAATTACTGCACTCGTTGTGGTAAAGGCAGATATTGATACATCATCGTCTATTATCGGTGATATAATACCATTACTAAGCGGTGGCGACCTAACCGAAGATGGAGAATCAGACTCATATGACTCTACAGGGGGTGGTGCCTTAGGACTAACAGGCTTAGAGGATGCAAAAGATGCATTATATGAAGGAATACTCGATGCATATACGTCTGTAATGGAGGCAGGTGTTGCAGATCTAGAGCCATCAGAGTCAACGGTTGATGATGAGCATATCCATGATATTCTTGCGACAAAGTTATGTGATGCTGTGCATGCATATGTAACATCTGCAATTGTAAAAACCACAGATGAGATGAAAGGCGGCCGCACACTAGCCGGGGGAACAGAGAATGTTTTTGGCACACCCATTATGGGAGTAACATTGCCCACACGGGATGGAATAGGCGAAGGCGAAGTTAGTTAATTGATATGCTACAAAACCTCTCTCCTCAATACTTAACACTGTAGGATTGGATCCATAGGAGGACAATTGTGGCTGTAGACTCTGGAAACCGTAAACAATACGACTTCAAAAGTGTCGGCGATTCATTCGAAGATTGGGAGCTAGACAACCCCATTGTTGTTAATGAGATTCCAATTGGTTTCAAAACCCCTATGGAAATGGGCCAAAATCATGAGGGACCATTCAAGATGCATATGGTTCTGGCAGATCAGGTCCGAGACAATTTCAGAAATATGTTAATGACAAATTACGGTGAGCGCTTAGGCATGTATTATTTCGGTGCAAACCTATCGAATCTGGCTCATGAGCTAGGAAGCGAAAAACAGGATATGGAAGCAGTCCGTAGAATAAAGAGGTCAGCATCAAAATACATGCCATACATTGAGCTTAAAACTTTTGAAGCATTTGTAGAAAGATTTGATAATCAACACGTTGCAAAAGTCGGGATCAGGGTTATGTATGATATACCCAAGCTCAAAGTTAAAAATAAGGCAGTAGACGTAATACTATTTACGGCAGGATAATCATGGCAATAGATGTTAAGAAAAAACTACGCAAAGAAAGGGTAAGATCATATCTTGCCCGAGATTTCGATGGATTCAGGTCCGACCTATTAAGATATGCAAAAACGTATTTTCCTGACAAGATTTCAGATTTCTCTGAAGCATCTGTTGGAGGTTTATTTTTAGACATGGCTGCAATGGTTGGTGATACAATGTCATTCTATCTTGACCACCAATTTAATGAGCTGCGATGGGATACTGCCGTTGAGCAAAAGAATGTCCGCCGACATATTGAGAATGCAGGGATCCAGATTACTGGTGCCTCGCCAGCCGCCGCTGATGTAGACTTTTATATAGAAGTACCAGCAGAGCTAATAGGGGAAGCATATGTCCCTAAGACTTCATCACTACCTACAATACTTGAGGGTACTACTGTAACTGGTGGCGGGATAACATTCAACCTGACAGAAGATGTAGATTTTTCTGAAAAAGATTTAAGCGGCGAGTTACGAGCAAATGTAACAACAGGTACAACAGACCCAACAACAGGTGTACCAATTACCTATATTGTGGTAAAGACGGGGGAATGTGTATCTGGTGATGAGATACAAGAATCTTGGGATATTCCCAGTGTACATGTTCCATTTCGAAAAATTACATTAGGAAATCCTGGTGTTACTGAGATATTATCTGTTAAGGATCGTGAAGGAAATGTCTACTATGAAATGGAGTCATTAGCCCAAGATACAGCATATAAGTGGGTTACAAACCTTGATGAAGATCAGGAAGTAGTTGAAGAGAACCTTGAAGTTGTTCCTGCCCCTTATCGATTTATTAAGCGGGTCGATACGAGAACGAAATTAACAACGATTCAGTTTGGTGGGGGAGATGCCGAAGGCACGGATGATGATATTATTCCAGATCCAAGTGAACTATCACTTCCTCTTTACGGAAAAAAATCTCTAGCAAGATTTTCTTTAGATCCAAATTCTCTTTTGGAAACCCACACGTTGGGTGTTGCACCCCGTGGTACCAGGCTATATGTTCGGTATCGATATGGAGGTGGCCTTAAGCATAATGTCGGTGCCAACACAATTGATACAATAGCAATGTTAAAAATAGAGTGGCAAAATGGGACTCCCACGCATGAAGAAGCAGCACTAGTTAGATCAACATTATCAATAATAAACCCAAGTTCCGCCTCAGGGGGTGAGGTCGCTCCATCAATTGAAGATTTAAGAAAACAAATCCCTGCTGCTAGACAAATGCAATCCAGGATTGTTACAAAACAAGATCTACTATCTAGAATATACACACTTCCCTCGAAGTTTGGTAGGGTATATAGGGCCGGTATTCGATCAAACCCTAATAATCATTTAGCAACTCAGTTATTCTTAATAAGTCGAGACAAAGATAAAAAGCTCGACTTTGCACCTGATGCACTCAAGAAGAATCTCAGGATATATTTGAATGAATACAGGTTGATATCTGATGCAATAGATGTTTTAGATGCACAAGTAATCAATTACACGGTGACATTTGAGATTGTCACCAACCCCAAAGCAAATAAAACTGTCGTAGTGCAGAACGTAATTTCTCGCTTAAAGAACCTATTAAAGACAGACAATTTTCAAATTGATCAACCCCTGCTTTTGGTTGACATGATTAACTCTATTATCAATACTGGTGATGTTATCTCGCTAGTTGACTTAAAAGTAAGCGACGCTCGTGGTACCGTGGAAGATAGAGTTTATAGCGATATTAGCTTTAACGTCGACGCAAATACGTTTAAGGGAATGATAGTGGGCCCACCGGGATCCATTTTTGAACTAAAATACCCGAATAATGATATTATCGGAAGCGCATCTTAGGAGAATAGAATGTATCTTATTTTGACAGCTAGCAAAGATGCTTATATCACAGACAAAATAATCGATAATAAGTACCGAACAAAGGATGCAAATACAGGATATGCAGCCACATTGGATGTGTTCAAGTTATGGAATGAATCCTCAGATATTGAGGACGGTTCAGCAGTACAAATTAATGGCGAGACCGGACCAATAGAGTTATCCAGGGCATTAATAAAGTTTGATTATGATACGATACAGGATTTCATTGATGATGCAAAATTAGATATAGATGCTGTGAATAACCCAACATTCGAATGTAAGCTTCAAATGGTAGATATTTCAGTCGGCCAGGGTGCCCCGATGAATTTCAATCTCATCTTATTTCCACTAGCACAAGCATTTGACGAGGGATTTGGGAAAGATGTGGGATCATTTGGTGACGTTACAGTAACTAACTGGGTCACAGCTTCATACGCGGGTGGGACAACATATTCCTGGTTTTCTGAGGGTGCTAGAGCAATGGGTGCCTTAGGCGATTCGAACATAGACATAATAGAGTTCGGTGAACTTAATGATGGCGCCGGTCCTACTGCAGCAACTTATTCTACACAATTATTCTCCGTCGGTACCGAGAACCTTGAGATGGATATTACTCGAATTGTATCCGCGTCACTATCCGGGCAGCTTGATAATCATGGGTTTCTACTCGCATATTCAGGTTCAGAAGAGACGGATGGCAAGACAAGGTTTGTTAAGCGCTTTGGTTCACGTCACGTAGGAGACCCGTATATACGTCCCCAGATTGTAGTTTCATGGGATGATAGCATTATTGATAACCACAAGAACTTCTTTTTTGACTTGACAGGTTCATTATTTTTGCAAAACTATCATTACGGTGCACCTGCAGATTTAGTTTGGGGCCCATCATTGACAGGTGTAACAGGTCCATCATGCATGGAACTATCAATAGTGTCCGACCAATTTAAGAAAACGATAGATGTTTCTCAATATAAAATAGGAGACAACTGGGTAACAGGACTATACACTGGCTCCTTTGCAATATCATCAATGGCAACTGATGACGTTAATGATGAAGATACTATCGCTGATTTTGTGCTTGCTAGTGGCTCAATAACATTTGAGGAGCACTGGGGTACCACAGCAGGGGGTACATTCGGGTTTCATACGGGAAGTTTAGAGATTAAAAGCATCTCTCGTAGTGTTTTCAATGCAACCCAACGAAGAATAGACCTAGTATCAACGAACATTAAGAAAGCATACAGGGTTGTTGATCGGCCAAAGTTTAGGGTATTTGCCCATGATTTAGATGAAGAAAGAACATCCGTTAAAATACCAGTTAAGTTAGACAGTAAAGTATTAGATTCAGTATATTATAGAGTAAAAGATGCTATAACTGGAAAGATTGTAGTACCATTTAAGACAGACAATAACGGAACGAGACTATCTGCAGACTCTGATGGAATGTTCTTTGAACTATATATGAATAACTTGCCACCAGGGCGGACATACACGATTGATTATCTGGTTACCGACTTAGGAACAGAGTTTATAGTAGAAGATAATGGCATTCAATTCAGGGTCGATAGGTAATGGCGAACAATAACGCAAATGCAAAATCCAGGCTATTTAAGCCATCAGTTGTAAGAAAACTGCTGGGTGATTCTGCTGTTATAAGAAACCGCACAGCCGCTGAGTTGTCTGGGTCAAATATCTTAGGCGAAAATTCATTTAGGTATGCTAGCCCAGGTGAGGCTCTTAAGTCAACACAACAACTACCTGTAGACTGGTCAAATTTTGCCAGCCATACATTTTTTAACTCTGCAGAAGCTAAAACAAACACCGCATTTGATGCCATCATCAATGGATATCCATTTGATGGTACCAAGGAAGAGGTAGAGGTATTTTTTGATAATCTAACGGGTTTTGAAAAGTATGTCTATGATGAATTTCCAAAGTACATGGGATTTTTGCATTTTTCTGGTAGTGCTATAGGTGAGGATGCATCAAATGGATATCCTCCTCATGACGGTACCAGCATTGATGTCGCAGACCACGAGGGCGCCCTGTTTCCAACCCTTTCTAAAAAAGCGTCAGGCAAGTCAATTTTAGATCCGGGCACTAGCTCAATTTCATTTGAGATGCAGCTGCTGATTCCATCTCAATCTATTGATTGCGGTCCACAAATTTTGCTACAAAAGCTAAGTGAAGATGGCGATGGGATAACAGTTTCTGTCAATCCTGGTGCTAGCAGTGCAAAAACGTATGATCTCAGTGTATTGATATCCTCAGCATCCGCTGCAGTTAATACAACCACAGCCATTCCAAAAGATAAGTTTAACCATGTATGTGCGATGTTTGATAGAACATTTAGCAGCCACAAAGCAAAGCTATTTGTTGATGGGGTTCAAGCAGCATCGTCAGATACATTCAATATGAAGTCGATTGTATTCAAGCCTGCACATTTACTAATAGGCACCGGATCAAGGCATGAAACGATAGATATGATAATAGATCCTGTGCAAACATTATCAGGCACAATTGATGAGTTTAGAGTATGGCATGGGCCCGTTAACGAAACCCAATTAAAGAAAAATAAGGATAGGGCTTTATTTACACCAGAAGAAAATAATCTAAAGCTCTATTTTAAGTTTAATGAGCCAGACGGAGATTATGAATCAAATGATGTAGTACTAGATTCATCAGGAAATTCTCTTCATGCAAAAGTTTCAAACTTTGATCCTATTTTAAGAGATGTACCTAGAATACTGGTTCGCCCTGGAGATGACATACCTCTCCCCGTAACACTTGAATATGAGAATACATCACCAGTTTTATTTCCATCTCATCAAGGAGTAATTGACTTAAACTCCTCACTCCTTGCCGAGGCATTAAGTTACGACGTCAATAATCCCAATATGATAACCAAGCTGGTTCCAAAGCACTATTTACTCGAGGCTCAATTTCATGAGGGGTTTGAGGTTGAGGATGGTAACATAAGGGACCCATATGACTATTACGGTTCTGATGCTGTTCCTGGAGCCGGACTTATGGGCCAACCCCAAATAATGGCTGGCCTATTATTTACATGGGCTAGATATTTTGATGAGATGAAAATGTTCATTGATCAAGCATCTAACTTGCTACATGTAGACTATGACTCAAGTGATGTGGTTGCAGATCAATTCTTGCCATTCCTTGCAAATCATCATGGGTTCGAATTGCCAAACCCATTTAGCAATGCTAGCATTGAGCAACTCTTAGAAGGCACAAACCTAAATGCAGATATGGCAATAAGTGATGGGACACTTCAACAAGTACAAAATGGTATTTGGAGATTAATTCTTACAAACCTGGGTGAGATTGTTAGGTCAAAAGGTACACTGCATGGTGTCAAGGCCTTGATTCGTTCTATGGGTATCAACCCGGATGCATACTTTAGATTTCGTGAGTATGGAGGGTCTAGAACAAGAGACCTTACAGATAACCACCGTGTAAAAACCGAAGTATCAACCATGCTAGACTTTTCGTCAAGACTAGATGGATACAGTCCATTTATCATATCTCCATTTTTATCAGGTTCTCGTATTGAGGTTGGATATCCTGAACCAGCCGGCACATTTGTAGCTACTCCGACCCCGCCAAATGCAGGGCCGTACGGATATCATGGTGTATCTGACGAGCCCAGCGACGGCCTATTCACATCTGGGTCATGGACCTACGAAGGCCTATATAAGTTTGAAAATGTTTCTTATGATAAGATTGGGGACGATATTGATCTATCAAATAGGATGTTTGTACAAAGTCTAGCCAGGCTCCAGGCGACTGGCTCAGAACCTTCTGAACCAGCATTTTATGATGGTACCGCTGTCATAGCAAACCTCGTTGCAGACTATGGTCCTATCGGGGGGAAAGAGTCAACCCTTACGTTATTCACTCGACCCGGGTATGATGAGGATGATGAGTATCTAAAAGTACAGCTAAAAGATGTTCCCATCTATGATGGAAATGTTTGGCATGTATCTTTTGGCAGGGTAAGGAATGACGAATTTGATTCTGTAGTATCTTCATCCTACTTTCTATCAGCCGGCCGACAGTTTAGGGGTGACATTATAGAGTGGTATTCTACATCATCGCTATTTGAAGAAACAATGGATCCATCACATGATATGGTATGGTCACAGGTTGATGTTCAGGCTGGCTCTGGGCTAACAGGACTAAATACATCAGGTTCATTTATAGCTGTTGGTAAACAAGCATTATCTGGCCTAGCTTCTGACCTTGCATTAAACTCAGAATTAAAAGTTCCAGAGTCTCATGCCAGAACAACGGACTTCTCTGGCCGCATTGCACAAATTAGGTTCTGGTCTAAAGCATTAGAGGAAGATGAACGAAAAGAACACTTACGAAACTTCGGCTCTATGGGTGTCAAGGACCCTCTTACAAATTTTAACTTTGTAACAACTGCAACAGGTTCATTTGAGAGAATCAGATTAGATGTATCTACAGATCAGGTAGAAACAAGCACAGATGATGTTGGAAATATCACAATGTTTGATTTTTCCCAAGCTGAGATTCCAAGTGGGTCAAATGTTATGGGAGCGCCCTGGGGTGGCATGGATCTAGAGGGGACGCCAGATGAGACGTACACATTCAACTCTGGTTCATTTTTCCATATGTCAGGATCTGGGTTTGAGCCAGAATCTACACCTATAAAACCAGAGCGTTTTGACTTTGGTATGATCGACCCCAAGTTTGATGAGCACTCGGTTGATAATAAGATTAGGGTAAGAAGTTTTCAACATTATAATAATATCGAAGAGCTCGGCGGAGAAGTCGGCCCCGTCTATGAAATCTTGCCAAGTGAAAAACCACAGGATGACACTCGGTTTAGTATTGATATGTCATCCGTCCAAGCATTAAATGAAGATATTGTAAAGATATTCGCAACTCTCGAAGCGCTGGATAATGCCTTGGGTGCTCCTGAGCTTGTATTTGCTACAGAATACCCAGACCTTCAACGCCTACGTGAGGTTTATTTCAATAGATTAACAGATAGAATACAAACAAAGGCGTTTTTTGACTTCTTTAAGTGGTTTGATAATTCAATTGGTATGATAATAGAGGAAATAATCCCAAGAAAAACAAAATTTATGGGTTTGAACTTTGTTATAGAGTCGCACATGTTGGAACGGGCAAAATTAGGGTACAGTTATGAAGATGTTTATTTGGGCGAAAACAATCGTCATGGACTAAAAGGAACAATTCTTTTGCAACAGTTTATTGCACAGCTGAGGAGAATGTAACATGGCATCTACAATGACGCCGCTGACTGGTTCTGATGACTCAACACTGTTTGATGCATTCCGCCAGGGTGTTAGTGTTACTACTCTTGAGCAACAAGCAACAGGGCTATTGCCTCGCATGTCTGCTGGGTCGAACTATAAGCGAATTGTAGGGACCCCAGAGACAGGATTTCGTGACATAGAGTCTAACGCACTATTTAACGACTCAATGGTAACGCCGACTGCAAAAGCCTTGGCTGGTGTAGCAGTATCTTCCGTACCCATTACAGATGCTGGTGAAAGAATCATCATGGTGCCGAATCATGAGGCAGAACGTAGGGATTTTGGACAGCCGAAGGTTTTTAAGGACGAAGAGCCGTTTGAGGATTTTCAAAAATTTAATCCAGTAATATATCTTCAAGATGATAATAGTACGTTAATGTACCCGCTAGTTTTAGCAAACGCATCCATGAAAGACCCGGACCAGTTTGACGGAGTCATTGAGCCATTCACTTTGAGATCGCGCGCGTCAAGGCTAAGCCCAGAGTTACCATTTTTTGCCCATGACATCAGAGCCAGCATAATGTCTGATGCCAGTGAGTGTTCCAGACTAAAAGCAATACCAATAGTCCAATTTATTGATAATGAGCAATCTTCATTTGATTATTATGAAGACGGTATCGAGAACTTTGGTGCTCACCTGATGCTATTAGACGATGAAGATAAATTAGTCGAGAGAATTGGCCCAGTTTATCCTGGCTACCTTACCCAGGCAGAGTCAGTAATAAATCCCTTTGTAGAGTCTTCAGATACAGAAGAATTTCGAGCCGGCCTACATATTAATGAACCCCTTTCACCTGGATTAGACCCATTAGATCCGGGCGGAATGAAGTTAGCGCTAGAGATGATGTCAAAATATGAGTATACTAGACTAGATGGCACGACAGGATTTGTCTCCAGCCACTCTAACGAAGATCTTTTATCACGCCACCACAAATCGTCAGGTGCTGGGTTCACATTCAACAACAATGAGCTGGGCACTGATTCGCTGGCGTTCGGGGGGTTACTTAAGTAATGCCAGTCGTTAAAAAGACATCTAGGGTATTTATAGTTGGTGGCACCGCTGCACCTGGCAGCTTCGGATACGGTGACCCTTATAATACAAGCCAAGGCCTTAAAGGTTACTGGCGTCTTAATGAGAATATCCCTGTTGTCCCTGGGGTTTCGATAGCAAAAGATAGTTCTGGTAACAACAGACATGGCACCTATAACAACAGCCTTGTTACCCCTACCTCTGGAACACCATCATTTATACCATGGTCCCCTCCATTTTTAAGTGAGACATCACATGCAGCGAAGTTTACCCAATATACTGCATATGAGGGTGATTATGTTGAATTAGGCACTGCAGGAGCATTAGGGATAACCAACAGCAGCTATTCTATATCATGTTGGGCGAAGTTATCTGATAATACGGCTAGTAATCCAGAAGTCATCATTTCTATAATTGATGATGATTATACACCAAACCGATCTTGGGTATACGTCAATGATAATGAAATTCGTGTATTGGTGACGAACTTTACACCCTGGAGTAGTGTGGCTGTAAGAAGTGCAGCTGATACCTATAACGATGGCAAGTTTCATCATATAGTTGCTACATGTGAATATACCCCACCTGCCATCTTTGATCCCGGCGTCGATGAGGGATCCCAGGTATGGAAATTGTACGTCGACGGTATACTAGTTGACACAAGCCCACCACTCTCAGACCTATGGTCGATTAAGTCAACTGATGTGATCACTGTAGGCCTTGATCTTGATGCTGGAGGAACTCCACTTACTGATTTCTATAATGATGCAATAACAGAGCTAGCAATATGGGACAGGGTATTAACCCAAGAAAATATATCAGATGTTTATGCAGGGGGCATTTCTTCTAAATACCGTCAACTAATGTCAGGCTTCCTAAACAACCCACCACGTACCATTATCAGGGCCAGGGATGCGGCGACAGGTTCATATCCTAGTATCCAAAGGACTAATCCAGGTGGTCGCTCCGGGGCCCACACGATTAACTTTAATGACACCAATACGGTTATATTTAGGGACTCATATGATACCGCTGAGATAGAATTCTTACCCGGCCGTATTAGAGATGAAGCAACGATAACATTAAATGCGACAGATGGCTCAGGGCAGACTCAAACCGGGACGTTTGAGTTTCAAAGAGGTACGAAACTTACTTCAGGAAATATTGAAGTAAACATCGGAAGAAAGCGTGCCCCTGAAAAAGTAGCTGCAGTATTTACAAAGGCTGTTAATGACAGCAGCCTATGCATTTCTGCAAAATATAACAAGGGTAAAGTAACATTACGGCAACAGGTACCAGGTTCATTTAGTCATCCCATTACAATAGATCTTCGGCATCGGCCACCCAGGCAAACTGGTGCATTAATCACAGTTTCAAATTCTGATGCCCCCTCGACCGGCCCAAGAAGGTATATCAACGGGTCATTTTCAGGTGGTAGCGATTATGTTGCCAGGTATCCGAATCTTCTACATGGTCAATATGCCGGTCATAATGATGCTGGCAATGAGGGCCATGGCCCAGATGATCCATTAGCTCGTTGGACGATGCAGAATATTGCAACGCCGAACCTACCTTCTGATCTAGTCGCTCCTGCTGTAACGCAGAGGGGTGTTGCTGACGTAGGGATAACATTTACACCAGGTGAAGATCTTGGCTTCTTTAGAGATGACCGAGTCAATATAGATAACGATAACGAGTTCTATGACGAAGGATCATCACCATCTGAGATAGAGGGCTTTGGAAGCCCACTGCGTAGTAAGACACAGATTGTAATTGATATGCCTGTGGTTGCCCCTACAACGATTGGCTATGATAAATCCATACTTCCAGGACCCACAGGTGACCCTGGGTATCTCTTTCATAACATGGCATATTACAATAGTGATACACGCGTATGGGAAAAAGTGGGCCCAGGCCTAAACGTAGGTGGGACAGGCCATGGTACTCCGAGGGAATATCATCAAGCATTTTTTGATGATGCATGTATAGGATTCAGCCGCGGCATTGAAATGCTTGAATCTGGATCGATAATGTCTTGTCGCCCCATCAATAACTTTGGTTTTCCCATGCATCCCAAGTTTGAGGCCAAAGACGGCCAAACGATAGCATTATCTGATTACATCACGCATCCATTCGTTTTAGAAAAGTTTACATTAGAGCTTGATATAGCTGCTGTAGAAGGAAGCGAGTGGAGAAATCGCGCCTGTATGTATAGTAATAATGATACAGGCATTGGCAGAGAAAACGATCAGGGCAATTATAATAATAAGGCCATGATCCAAAGCTTCTTTTTAATGAACCAACGTCCTTATCATGGTGAGCTAAATTGGTCAACAACAGTTTATGATGCCGGTTCCAGCACTTGGGAGGATGGAGAAACGTTATACCTTCCCAGTGTTGCAAAATGGGTAGATTCGGATGACGATAGCTTTTTATGTGACCCAGAATTCAACTATGAACAGTCAATGTACCAGGCATTTTATTATTTTCCAGCAATCGAAATACCAGATGGTAATGGAGGATTCCGCAGTCCAGTAGCTGGTGATACTGTTGGTTGTTACAATCTGCTTAATGATGGTACAAGGGTATACACATCATATTTTCCTAACTCATCCCTAGGTAACGCTTGGGATTTCGGAAATATGATGAACAATCCTATTCCTGCGATGGGTTATGATTCTCAATTTCTTCCTGAAACTAATAATTTTTTCTCGCCCGGTGATATTCCTCATTTTACTATTTATGATTCTCAACTAAACACCTGTTGGGACACAGATGTTTGTAGGGCACCTCCCGACGGAAGCTATTCTTGTGATGGCCCAGCATTTAATAGTCCGGATCAGTCTTCACAACAATGTTTTTATCTATTTCCTGACGGTATAGAGATACCAGATATTCAAAATCCAGGACAATATAGATCACCAGTCCTTGGTGATGCTATCGCTAGCTATAAGCAACTCACCACAACAACCCGGGTGTACACCTCAGTATATGACACATTTAACCTTGGAAATGACATGATCGTCACCATGGGTGATGATGGTGGTAATGGTCATGATGACTGGTTTACTCAAGGTGAAATTCCAAGATTTGCAATATATGATAGCATCGCTGGGAAATGCTGGGACACTAATGTATGCATTATGACAAGTGATGGATCATATACTTCATCACAGCAGTGTGGCGGAAATTCTTGCATCGGCCCAACATTCGGGGGGGTGGATAACACAACCCTACAACACTTTCACTTCTTTAACTCTATAGAGGTACCCACTGCAACTGGCGGAACTCGTGCTTTAGTAGATGGCCAAGACACAATAGGCGCATACAAAATACAAAATAATGGTACCCGGGTGTATTGCGGATACCTGGATAATATCTCGGGTGGTGCTGAGACTATACCAGTCTGGGCAGACGATGGGTCATCCCCAGCAGGGTACCCTACAGCCGGTGATATCGTACAATTTACAATATATGACGGTGATCTAGGCGTATGTTGGGATACCAACGTATGCCTAACAACAAACCCGAATGATTGTGAAGAAGATAATGCAGAGGGCTTTGTCAATAACGCATTCAGCACATATTCTAAATTAGAGGGAATCTTTACAACACAATCAGTAGAGAGCTGTGATCAGGATAACGCCCCGGGGTGGTGTAATAATCAAATTTATATTTGTACAAAACTACAGGGGATATATACAGGGGCTTCAGGTCTTAGTTGCGAGCCCGATAATGCAACGCCATTCTCTAATAATCTAAACGATTCTACATCAGAAAAGCTCATGGGAACAACAGAATCAGGTGGTGGTGTGACAGCTTGGTTCCCTACAACTATTACAGTTAACTCCTCTCGTGAGCTAATAACATACGGACAAGTCACAACGTATAAAGGCATTAACGATGCCCATGAAGACATACAGAAGATTTTAGATGAAGGTCTTGAGCGTGAAATAACAGTAGAAGGTACCAAGGTAGACGGAGACCCACACACAGGTGCAGATGGTGTATCAATAGCAACATCCGGTAGTTTTGTAATGGAGGGCACATGTAAAGTGCCGATCAAACACTCTGAGGGTTCTGCATACCTTATAGATGCATACGACTATGCAGGTGCCACGTCCGTTACCTCCATGGGCAAGATCTTTTTTAAGACCGACCATCCTGGAACAAGGTCAGGAATTAGTGACAGTATTCGTTCACAACGAGGTCTAAACTCTACAGTTCCTGGGTCGGCTCCGATTGGGACAGAAAAAGAGACAGGCGATGCTTATGGCGGAGGCGGGGGTGGCTCAACTAACTCCTCGACTCTACAACTTATGGAGCCCGGCCGAGAGAACAGTCCTTATATTTTACTTCCTGGAGACAAACTAGTAATAGGTTGTCAATCAATGCAGCCTTATTGGGCAAGAAGAACAGTCGACCAAGATGAATATGGGATTTCTCCATATCAAGGTCCACACCTTACCTTAGCCCCAGGTGCATCTGCAACAAATACGATACCATTTAAGCTGACATTATATGGTTCTCTTATAAGAGACGATAAAGAGTACCATGAGCCGTTGAACCAACCGCTGACGTCAGACGCGCTACACGAGGCACTGCATTATGATAATCCAACAGTAGATCAGTTTGATACTGACGAGATCGGGAACTTGGCCGGTACGATGCGGGATGAATTATACGGGGGTGATATATTTTCGTTCGGCCCATATAAGTCAACATCAACGTTGGTCTTTAATCCATACAAAAATGTTTCGGGCTTTGATGCAAGGGAGACAAGAAACAGTCTTTATATTGAGCCACATATCAAAGGTGCTTCTGGTACCAATACGATGACAGAAGAAGATTGGGTTGGTGAATTATCACACCCATCCCTGGTATTAAAGTTTTCTACAGGATATCCCACGGCCCATATCGGTCCTGGAACCCCTAATGATGCTGGTATTTTTGCGGACTGGATAACAAATAATGAAAGTACAATTGAAACACATTATACTGATTACCCCGATCACCCTCAAGGCTACTCGGCTGATATAGTTGATCCAGAGTTTGTAGGTGCTACAGCAATACTAAAGCTTGGCCGAAGTGACCCCACCGAAGCCGACCCAGCACATCTCACATATCTTAAAGAACTAAACTCTAGTATAGCTATGACGATCCATTGGTCCTCAGGCCTGTCTAGTTCCAATAAGTGGGAATTGAATTCTATGACCTCCGGTGTCTTCACCGGTGTTGAGCTGGAAAGGCCTGATATTGGCGAAGAAATAATGGTTCAGCAAACGACGGGCAATCCTAGTGATAGCTCTACAGTTTGGGAGACAGTTAATGTACTTCAACTCCTGAAGCCAGAGGGTGGCCATCCCTTTAGGGTTTCTTCAATTGCAATCCCGAGTCCAGGAAGCCCGTATTACATCCGACTAGCACAAACCGCCGGCGATGGCCCCACCTATGATCATCATGCTATTCTCGGCGTGAAAATTAAAGAGGCAGTTCTTGATAGCACTTCAAATAGGGAATTTTATCACGGGTCAGTAACTGGGGCCACAGGATTATTTTCTAATAAGCCGGGAGCCAGTGCATGGGTATTACCGCTAAACCCAGTTCATAGTGCCCAACGAGTTATTGCCGGGTCTCCAGAAAATTCAAGTATTGCATACATGGACGAGTTAAGGATCCGAGCTGAAGGCGGCGCCGGTTCACCAGAATGTGGCTTTAGCCCAGGCATAGATCTCACCACAGGTGGCGAATTTGATATGTCAGCTACCAATAATCCAAATAACCCTGGTCAGATTGCATCAAGTAGCAATAAAGTCAGGGGCGGAAATGTAAACTATCGAACAGGTGACTTTCAGATTCGTTATGATGCAGTAATGCCAGGCCCAAGAGTTAGAGTTACAGGTGGCGAAGACTATAGTAGGATGGATGAGATAGGGAGCATATATCCACCTGGGCCGACTGGTGAACATACTAGTGCATCTGTAGGATATTATATAGGGCATTCTGGTGCCGAAGGGCCTGGTGCAACTTCTGGCGCAGCCGGGTTTTCTGATGGCTCCTGGCCAAGATCATATGGTGGTGAACCGTCAGAGTCACAATATACAGGCGATTTTGCGACATTTGCAATAAAGTTCACCGGTGGAAAAGATGCCACAGATTCTGAGTTCGGCCTCGGCCTTCCACAGATAATGGCCACTACCGGTGAAACAGCCGCCGGCGGCCTAGACGGTGATTGGAATACTACTGGAGCGTATTGTCGGCCAATTAAGTCAATTCATGATTTTAATTGTACTAAGGAAACAACCAGGTGGTCAAACGGTGCCACGGAGACTGGAAGGATTCGTTTTGGAAAAGACTCCGGTGGTTGGCCGATATTATTAATACCAAACCCAAGTACCGCTCCGGAAAACAGTTTTTGTAGTTCAGGAGAACCTGGTGATGGTGCTCTAAATAGTGTCTTTATTATTGTGTTGACAGATGACTATATTGAACCAGATTCAATGATCTGTAAAAGCCCAGCGGCAAGTTGGGATAATGATGATTGGGAAGGTTCTGAAAACCAGTTTTATTCATCAACATGGGCAGTTCCATATGCATGGACCTCACCAAATCCCGGTCCACAAGATGCAATGCCATTTACCGGTCGTTACTTAGCATCCCCTGATAATGGCGTCCAATATATATTTGTTCCAATCGGTGCGTGTATTGATAAAGATGAATGGGATAATAATAAACTAGTAAAATATAGCTCAGAGAGACAGGCTCAAGCTCTCTATAATGCAGTCATCAGTTATAATAATACTGCTTGCAGAGGCATTCCAGAATGGGATAGTGATTATATTCATTTTGCCGGTGTGAGAATAACCTCCGATGGTGACCCAAACGGCGAGTTGGGGAAACTATCAAGCACCAGTATTTGGAGTAGTGGCATACCATATAATGAGCCTATTACGGATATTTTTCCACATTATAGTATTGTTGACGCGGACAATGCTGATGCGTCGCCTCCTGCACCTAGTGATAACTGGGGTGTTCCAACATCAGGTAGTGTTTCTGGGAGTGGAGCATCAAACCCTCGCCCCAGCACTGTATTTTGTTATGATGTAAAGATTATAGAGGATGAATTTGGTATAAAGAACTCAGTTGTATTCGAATCATGGTACGGCGGGGCCCATGCAAATAAGCCGATCGTGTTTCTATCATCAGAGTGGTCAATAGCATTCAAAACAACAATTGGTGCATGCGATATAGGCAGTTACAGTGTTCCCACATCATGGGATCCCAATAATCCTGGTCAAGCAGATGTTAAGCTGCCTCTTGCCAGTGAGCTTTTTGAAGCAGAACCTTGGGAATATATCCAGATAACAGCAGGTGGGTGGTCTATTGCATATGATGAGACATCAGAATGTGAGCCCGGCTGGCCAAATAATGGCTTAAACTTTACATCATTTGAAGAAGTCTCTGCGATATCAGGTGCAATTATCGGTGGCAGGGATCCATCTAAGATAACAAACCATGCATCGTTCGACGTAATCAGTTCCCCAGTCCAGTGCGCCAGCTATGTAGACATCAAGGTCTTTCCGAATATTGATCCAGAAGCTAACTGGGGTGATAATGATGTAGGTGCAACAGAAGAAAAACCATTTGATGAAGAGTTTACGTTCAGGTTCTACTTTAATGATCATGGTACCCAGTATATGTCATATGTTAGTGATCCGGATCATCCTGGTGGTGCTAGTAGTAATCCACTTGGTGCAACGGGGGGCATCGTATACGCAGATACCGGTGGCACCGTTAATGAAAAATATGACGGAGGAATATATGTTGTTGACAAACGATGGGACTATGATACCGTACAATGGTGGTTATCACCGATGTTTGATGATAGGGTACTGGAACCCGGTGAATTGACATTAGCAATAGAAAGAGTAATGTCAGATCCCTCAACTAGGGTAAGGATAGATGATCAAGCCGATGAGTGGACCGGTGAAGGTATACCTGCTGGTTGGACAACTTTATCTAAAATACCTGCATGGAGAAGACTAGGGTTCGACGCAGAAGGTGGGAAACTAAAGATAACTGACATTGCTGCTCATACAGTACTAGCAATAACTGGTAGTGATAATACTATTCTTGATGAGTTAGTCGACGTCATTGTTGAGCAACCAGGTGATCAGTTTGTACAGGGCAGAATTTATCATGAACGAACTCGCCAGGTACAGGCAAGATTTACCCAAAGTGGCTCACTACCATGGACCGGTAATCCTATGCCGGGCCCAGGAGAACGAGGCTCCTTTTATAGAAATATGAAAATGTCATCAGAAACTGATCGATATTATGACTCAATGACACCGAGCCTTCCTTCATATCACCAGAGTAGAGGAAAAAGCTTGCTCGGCCTATATGGGTACCACATGGTAGTAGGGCAACCAAGCCCAGCAGACGGCGGGACAATTGTACCAGAAGTAACCAAGATTACATGTGGTCCTGAAAGCGTACCACTTGATCATCATTCATCTCTGGCCGATGGGTTAGAGACTAGCATAGAGGGTTGCTGGTTTACGATATATGATGCTGAAAACCTTGCATATAATGTGTGGTATGATATCGATGGCCGTGGAGATATAGGGTATCCTCCTGTAGCACCATCAGACCCATCTGGTATTTTGATAAAAGTAGAAGATGTAAATATAGGTGCTGATAGTTCTGAAGTTGCATCCAGAACAGCCTCTGCGATAGCCGAATACCCTCAGTTTATTATAGATTATGAATCTGGTGATGGGTTCTTTACAGTAACATCATCAAGAGATGGCTCAGCACCAGATGCTAGTTTTCCTGGTGTCGAAGGCCAAGAAGACACAAATTCAAATATAGTAATTGGCGGAGCTCCTGGTTGTGCTGGTGCCAGTGAGAACGGAGACGGCCCCAATACTGACGGAGGCGATACTGTCAACAATCCTCAGGCTGAGTGGAAGATTGAGGTAACACAGCAAGGTATCGATGCATATCCTAAAGAACTCACACCTGCAATCGATGATGGGTGGCTAAGTACTTTCCCATTCGAGGGAGCCCATGGTCGGCTGCAACGAGAATTGTTCACCCGTGATGAAAGTACATGGTCAGTGGTTAATGCCGCTGAGTTAACCGAAGATATTGCCCCCGCGGGGACATACGGGTCAAGCGCTGTTGAGGAGAAATTTACTACACTATTTGTAACGGGATCTATTTTTGGATACGGACTTGAGCCAGGAAAAGATATGCCTAATCCTTGGCCAGAAGCCGAATACAATGCACAGTATTACGGAGCTCAGGGGTTTATTTCTGATAATGACGGAAACATATACCTTGAAAAATCAGAGGAAGTTAGAAGTAATGCTTATAAGTTTTACTTCGGCGCCGGCCGTGGGTGGGGACATGGGCCTCTGCTATCACAAATCAGTACCTGGCGATATGTTCCCCACATTCGTGGTTGGAAATATGGGTTGATCAGTGGCCTTCCGTTAAATGCATCTTCGATATTCAGGTCAGATCGTTACGGTCAATTTAGGGATCTAATGGAACAACGCAAAGATACAAGATATTTTAAGGTTGGTGAAGAGAATAAAAAGACACAATTATCAGCCTCACCAGTACTTTGCAGGTTCTTAGATCCTGATGGTGGAACAACGGAGCCTGAGCTAACATGGTCCCAAAATATTAATGCTTATTGCACATCATCTATGCCATTTATTGATGATGGAGTACCTCGGAATCGTGATCCAATTGACCCATCAATGCTCAATCTATCTACCGAACTAATAGGGGAATAAAATGCCTTTTCGTAAAAAGGCAGGCGGAAAGCAAAGGATCTTTAAGAAGCCGACCCTGCACAAGCAACAAAAGTCTCAATTTACAGTACAAAGAGACCGCCTTGGCCTGGTACAAACAACAAGAGTATCAGGCCTCAAGGGTGGTGAGCTGCGTGCATCAATCTTGCACACTAATGAGAATAAACAGTATATCGTAGGTGGCGACGGCATCAGGGTTGAGTTAAATGAACCTGGTGCTGGGCAGATACAAATATCATTTGATTCTTCAACTACAGACTTTGCAGAGCTATTAGTAAACTCACAATTTGGGGGTGGTAGCCAACCGGGTCCCCGGGGGCCCCAGGGCCTTAAGGGTGATACTGGGCTAGCTGGTGCCGCAGGTTCCCCAGGCCCAGCGGGTGCGCAAGGACCACAGGGCGCGCAAGGGATCCAGGGTATCCAGGGTGAAACCGGACCAACAGCCATCGGGCCAACGGGTGCAACGGGTGCAACTGGCCCGACCGGACCAACGGGTGATCAAGGTATACAAGGCCCAGTTGGCCCAACAGGAACAGAAGCAAGGCATGTTATGCAATTTTCTGGCACGTCTCATCTTCTATCTGTTGATGAATTACATTTCATATCAGGTGGCCCATCTGGCCCTGGGTTTACATGCCCTGAGTACAATTTTGATATGCTAAATATTGGATTTGCTGCAAGTACCATATCTGCCGGATACGGTGCAACGGCATTAGCTAATACTACGATGGTAGTGGCACCAAATATAATCCCTAGGGACTGCAGGGCAGTAACCTGGTCAGGATATTTTCACGATCTTGATGTCTCCAATGGTCCAACAACAGATTATCAGATAGTTTGGTGGAAAATTGATAATCCTGGAGGTATTCAAAACACAGTGGCCAATTTAACCTGCATACACTCAGAAACCGTTACGGTTAGTGCTACAGGTGGGTTTGTCAACTGGAGTGAAAATGTAATCAGCGACACAGGGGGATACAATTCTATAATGGCTGGTAGTTCTATAGCATTTTCTATAGCAAACAACGATTATTCTGGGACACCTGTGAACTATTCCGTTATGTGGAATGCCTCAATAGAATTTGAGTAGTTACTATTCACACCAGTATGGTATAATGGTCATGAACTGTAGGTGAGGTGAAAATGTCAAAAAATACTATTTGTTTGAACATGATCGTTAAAGATGAAACGCCAGTAATTGAAAGATGTCTGGCATCTGTGAAAGGTGTTATTGACTATTATATTATATGTGATACCGGATCAACTGATGGAACTCAAGAGCTAATAAAGAAGACCATGGATGAGTATGGTATTCCAGGTGAGGTTGTTGAGACACCGTGGGTTAACTTTCACCATAATAGAAATGAAGCGTTAGACTTAGTTAAAGCCAATAAAAAATTTGATTATGCACTGTTTATCGATGCCGATGAAGTTCTACATTATGATGAACCTAACTCTATAAGAAATGCGACGGGAGATATGCATTGTCTTGATAAGAGTTATGGCCCACTCAGGTATAGGATCCCGTTTATGGTAAATGTTAAGACAAAGAAGTGGAAATGGAATGGTGCCGTACATGAGTATATTGCACCAGAAGATCCTCCAATACAAGCTTCAGCGTGTAACAAAGCTTGCTGGATTCTGGCAACACCTGGTGAAGGGGTGCGATCTCGTGGGGTGACGCAGGAAGAAAAGTTCTTGAAAGATGCCGAGCTTCTAGAAGAAGAACATAAAAACAATCCAGATGATCTTCGGACTATATTCTATCTTGCTCAATCATACCGTGATTCAGGTCCTGCATATCATGAGAAGGCTATAGAGTGGTATGATAAAAGAGCAGCTGCAGAAGGTTGGGCTGAAGAAAAATTTTATGCGCAGTATCAAAAGGGCAAACTAATGTTATATTGTGATGCATTTACGTATGAGCAAGCACGAGCTGAGCTACTAAAGGCATGCGAGCTCCGACCTGAACGTTCTGCAGAGCCTTTATATGAGCTGATTAAGTTCCAAAGGACAAATAAGGGTTTCAAGGGTGGATGTTTTTATGGCTTGTCTGCAACAGCATTTTTAGGATACCCAGTTAATGATACTCTATTTATTGATAAACTGGTCTATGACTGGAAGTTAAAAGATGAGCTATCTGTGTGCCTATATTATGTCGGCCAATTTGAGCAAGCTGCAAAGTTATTAGATGAATTAATCCACAGGCAAGATCTTCCGCCTCTCATTAGGCAGCGTGCTGTTGCAAACATGGGCTTAACACTACAAAGAATTCCTAAGCTTGTGGGTCTTAGACAATAATAGATTCCACTTGAAATTCTGGTAAGGGACATAGTTATCAATATGGCTGGTATATTAAACAGTAAGCAGCGGATAATGGACACAATCATTACCAAAGAAGGCCGTCGCCAGATTCCATCTGGTGAGCTCAAGTTGAGGTATGTCTCATTTACTGATCGTCACACCTTTTATGCATGTGATGAGGCTGATCATAGTGTAGCAGAGGATTGTACAGATAGAATACAGCTTGAGGCAATAAGTCGGCCGCAGGATCAAATAATTTTTGAGACAGACGATGAGGGTGCTCTCCTTTCGTTTGAGGGCTCAGATATAAAAATTGGTGCTGGCGGCCAGCTATATAAAACTCCTCCCGGTGGCCTTAAGGAAGAAGCAATCATCGAAGATCATGCAGCTACATCAAAGTTAGTAAATGAGCTAATGGCAGGCGCTGAGCAGAATTTTAAGAACCAGCAAATAACTGCAACGATGGATAATTTTTCCGAAACATCAAACTTTGAAATATTTCCATCGTCCATGAAATTTAGAATAACTGACAGATATCCCCTCACATCAATGGAGATATCTGAGGCATCAATTAATGATGTTGAATGCTTATATCAGGATAAGAGGTTACAACACCTACCGTTTTATCAGTATCTACCACCAACAAATAAGATCTTACCATATGAATCTGCTGGAAGGTTATTGGGAAATTATCCTAAATTAAACCAGCCTGAGGTTCTAGAGCTTGGTGAGCTTGAGGCTGCTTTAGAACATAGGGAAAAAATAGAGTTCTGGTTTAAAGAGACGTCACGAGAAAATAATATAGTAATTCAGTTTTTAGAAGCAGGTACAGGAAAAGTTGAAAAATTAGCTATGATTGATTTTGGTGAGTTTCCAAATGAAGATCCTTATTCACCCGGAAAGCATGTATTTTTTGTAGGGAAGGTCTTTGCAGACGGCAACGGAATGTATACATATGTCAATATGTTTGTGATGGTACTTGAGTAGATATGAAAGTCGAATTTGTCAAAATACGAAACATTATTAAGGTACCACCTGAGTTTGTTAGCATCGTAGGAATAGATCAATATGGCAGGTTCATATATGAATTGAATTATTTTGCAGATGTACCTTCATGCATCCGTCGACGCACGATGACTGTTAGGATTACGGCATATACTCATAATCCCATAGTTAAAACCAGCCTATTCGGATCTGCGGTTACGGCTGAAGAAGTTATAAAAAATGTTAGAAACTATGCATCTAGAATGAAAGACAGAATTCGGGGAGCCCGCAGTAACCCGGTTGCAAGAATAAATTCTGACATTAGTAGCGGTGTAAGCAACGAGGTGGCAAAGCAAATAAATGATAATCCGTCTAGAGCATTAGAGCTGCTGGGTAGTAAGATGATACAGATTGCAGTACCAACATCAAGCGTTGTAGATGCAACAGGGAATGATGCACCAGTCCTCAGCGTATCAAAGACAAAATTTGGTGAAGTTTCTCCTGATAAATCATTAAGAGTATCTGCTATAAAGACGATTTTAGAGGAGTCAATAGACCCGTCCGCAATAGGTGAGGCATCTTTCCCGATAAACACACACCTTGCTTCAGTCCAAGGCCTGACTAGATCTGGTGGCTTTACTAGAAAATATAAAAAATATAGAAAGAAAATGAGCCCTAGAAATACGAGGAACAATAATAGCTGGAGATTAATGCAGAGTGATGCAAATAGAAAAATTAAGACATCAAAGCATGGTATGGTATTAAGGAACCGTCTTCGGTTTGATAGGAAAACATCTTCTGAGATAGTTTCAAGATTAGCTAGTAAAATGCAAGTAGTTTCAAAGTTGGTTCCAAATAAATGGTTAGAGATACCTGAAGAGATTTATATCCCTCGCCATAAACTCCGCGGAAATCATAAAATATCATTCTTGTTTGAGCTATTTGATGATGAGGGAACTATTGTTGATGTAATTCATAGAACCGTAAACCAGCAGTCATTATTAGAAGAGTATTTAGATCCTGAGTACCCACCTCAAATCTGGGGTAATGCACCAAGGCTAGGGTACAACGTTATAAACTTACGACAAGTTGATCCTGTTGCAACTAGAATAGATGTCTACCGAAAAATAATAAAACCGACCGATCCCTCTATTTCAAAAAACTATAAGCGCATACAAACGATAAGCCTAACAAGAAATGATGGCTCAGGAAGAGTAATAGATCAGGTCAATAACTCAAATACATGTGTTTACCGAGCAATCGCCGTCGGCCCCCGCGGGAAAAAATCGGATAGGTTTAGGAATATTATAATAAAAGGTGTACGACCTTCACCCATAATACCAAAGAGAAAACGGTCAGAGGAATTAACCCATGTGTCTATTTTCGCCGAGACTACAGGGGATTATGTTACAATTAGGGTAACAAACATTCCAGAAGGCGCATGTGCCCTTTATGTTACGGCGACCGATATGTCCAGTAGTCCAACAACTAGAAACGGATTTAGGGACACAAGGGTCGTAGGCTCTGAGCCTGAGTCTCAAATCGTCACCGTCAACAAAAACATGGCTGATGTTTCATTTATAGATGATAAGGTCAGAAATAATCACATATATGAGTATAGGTGCATGTTGATATACCCTTCTGGCAGAGAAGAAGAATCAAAGGTTATTGAGCTTCATGAGTTTAAGACAGAAGTTGGTAATGAAGACACTGCTACGATGACGCTAAGTGATTTGACTGTCCGCGGTGATAATGAAAACAACTTTTCTGTCACATTTGAGATTGGTGCAGAACTAACTGACAAGGGTGTAAATGTAATAATTGATGCACTCGAAGCCTCAGGTGTGGGTTCAAGTTTTACTTCTGAGATCACTGATGACAGATCAAAGTTAGCATCAATATTATCATTTTGGGTCTTACGTCAGGATAGTGTTAGTGGCGAAACGGAGGATATGGGGCAGGTTTTACCAGGCCTATTTACTGATGATAAGACATCGAGGGCAGCTGCCGGAGTTTCAGAGTTAGAGCCTGGAAGGCTATATCGATACATTGTAAAGTTGTTAGTACGAAGCCCAGAGACGCTGTTTTCATCAGCAACAACGTTAACAGTAGACATTGAGTCATCTAGGGTATTTGAACAAAAGGTAGCAAAGTTCTTCAACCCCCTAACACTTCGGACAGGCACCCTTCCATCAACTGGCAGATCTTTAGGATTTCAAACACCTTCTAGGGTAACATCTAGAAGTGAGTTTGCCCAAGGAAGAACAGGCTTGGAACGTAGTATTGAGGCAAATATCCCAAGTACACAATGCAAGGTGACCAGTGTATCCGTAAAGCGTATGCCCAGGGGGAACTATATATACTGGACAATTACCGGTAATCAAGATGATGTTGATCACTTTGTGGTTTCTGCAAGATTTCAAGGTGTAAAGTCAACAATCGGTGCAATTCATGGATTTTCTGAGACAGGAAACTATAGGCTATTTGACATGGATCTTTCAACGGAGCCTGGATCAATGGAATATTCTGTGATCCCTGTATATTCTGACTATACATACGGAGAAGAGGTAGAGACTTCAACAGTGGTACTAGAATCATCAGAACCAAAATTTACGATATCGGTATAACGGAGACAGCAGATGGCATTTTCTAATATAAGGACGGCAGTATCGATAAGCATACAACCCAGCACATCTTCATCTCAATCTAGCAGCCCTCGCTATTCTAGGAATGTTGTTTCTGTAACATCTCAGGCACCAACCAGCCAGAATATATTTGCCAACACTTCCAGATTAACAATCTCTTCTTCATCAGGTAAGAAAAGAGCGTCGACCAAGAGGGTACAAGTACCAAGGTCATATTATGTTTATCGACCAATTCCCCCAACGTCCGTATCAGATACACCTCCTCCCGAAGTACCTACCCCATCATCCGTAGAAGAACAAAGCGAGACCAGTGTATATACTCCCCCACCCCCTCCACCAGAACCCAAGATTGTAACACACTATGGTGCTGTCTCAACAAAGGATGAGCTGGTTATTGACTCGTTAGACAATGTTACAGGGTTTTTAAGAGATACGTCGGTATCAAATTTAAGGCCAGAGCTATTAGGCTCATTAGACTGGATTCCAGGAAAGAGCAATATAGGGCACCTAACAACTGTTGATCAATTAATAGACGTTAGGTGGACCATGCGCCAGCTATTAGTAGAAAATGTGGAAGAAACTATTAAGAAGCTGAAAGATAACCAGGGTGATCAAAAAGAATACGATCAAGTATTACAGAACTATGAAACCTTTGACCTATATCAGCGTAACCTTATGGACGATGCATATGGAATTGTATTATCTTTAGAATTAGCTAAAAGTGCGCTAGATATAAAAGATAATGAGGAAGCCTTGTCTACTGCTGTTACTAAGTTTGTTGGTGAGAAAATTCCAGGTACAACAGAAACAGACACTGATTTATCAATAAGATCCCTATTCGTAAATAGCCTTGGGTTCTCTGAGGATGGTTATGATAAGTTTAGTAATAGCAAGATAATAAACCAGATACTGTCCGATTTACGATTTGCAGTCCTTCGTCATTCACCCATGCTTATAAGTGAAAATAACTATGATAGACAGGATGATGAAGACTCATTAACAATTGACAGGGTTGTTGTGCCACGGCACAGAGGATACAAACTAAGGCCATTTAATCTACGCTCACCAAAATTTGACCCTGGAGTATATTCAAAGTATTCAAGTTTTTTGGCAGCACTACCAATTGATGATGAAGATAGAATTAAAGTATTGGTAATGATGTTGTCGCGTGAACTAACAGTCTCAGCCGGTTTAGGGATGCTGGCTAATGAAGGTTTAGGTAAAAGATTCGGCGCACCAAATCATAACTCAATAGGGAATGCATTAGGGATACCTAAAAATAATATTCTTGAAGACGTTAAGGCAGATGGTTCATTAGCTGATTATGTCTTAATTAACGAAACGAAAAATGGGGCTGCAAGAGACAATCGATCTATATTGCCGTTCGAAACACGGGTTTTTGTTGATAAGAGGGGTCGCCGAGCCGTCCCAGGCTCAATAGCCCTTGTTGACAATATCATAAGGTTTGGTGATATGTTCAATACAGATCCTTATGTTACATTTGCAAAGGGGTTTGAAGATACAACCAATGATGCAATAGACTACATAGAAAAATTATTGAACCTAGAAGATGAAGAATACAAGCTCCAACCACAGTCTATATTTTCGTCTGTATTGACGGGCCTTAAAAATACAGTGGATGACTTGACATCATCAACATCTTCAGATCAAGAGCAAGCAATATACACATCCATTCTAAACTTAAGTAGAACAGACCAAGGCCTTCGTCATTTAGTTTTCAGATACCTACTGGAGCTTCGGGACGTGTCTGATGAACTAGAGACAGATTCAGGTGAAGACCTCACAGGATCCAAGGCCTTTGCAAAGAAAAAACGAGAAGCACTAGAGGCATTTAGGAAATCACAATCTCGCTCTTCGGCAACTGGAAGAGAAGCTGCAAAGATGGGTGCTGTTACATGGGAAGAAATCTCAAAAAATCTTGAAATTGATGCTCTAAAAGCTAGAAACTTATTACGAACAGCTAGAAACCCTCTTTCTTATACCGCTATGAAAATAGCAAAACGAGTATTTGAGTTAGCAGAAGAATTTCCGGCCGGGACAGTACCATCAAACACTAGGGATGTTGTAACATTAGGTAAAGAAGCAGTCTACTCAACGCTCATGAAGGCTTCACATAAAATCAGTGGATCTAATTCAGCTATAGCAATAATCATAAACCTCGTTCGCGAAATGGAGGAATCAGCTGCGGCTCTGGCCACCAGGAATGAAGGTGAAGGTGTTTATTTGGCTGAGTCTGGAAAAACACTATATAATGGCTGGGATGAAGATGCATTCTTTGTAATTTTATTTGAGATTTTTATATTACTGTTTTCTAGACATGTAGAATCTTACTTATATAGATCAGGCCAGACGCTGTATGTAATATATGACAGTGCCAAAAATAAGAGCTTAATTGAAGCAATAGATCTTGTAGTAGATATGAAGTTATCGGACAGCGAGGGTGCCCAAGATAGCCAAGCTGAAGAGGTGGACTCTGGAAGCGATGAAGTTGCTGAGGGAACATTATCACAAGGTGCCGCTTTAACAGAGTTGTCTGATGACGGGACTGAGTCCTTTACAGATCTTCAAACGTTTATGACAGAGTTAGAACAAGAGACAAAATTTATCCACCATATGAATAGTGTCTTACAAGCCATTTCATCCACGATGAGTACTTCAGCCGATCAGCTTGAATCATTTTTTGGAAATAATACTGGTAGGATAAAAGACCTCGGGACACATTCATTAGGAAAGAAGTTTTTACAAAGCCTATCATCGCAACAGTTGTTATTATTAAATGCTATGCGATCTAGGATGAAACGCCGACCAGAGGATGGTAGCTACCTTCCAGCTACTCAAACTATTAGTGCTCATGAGATAGCAGCATTACGTGCTCTTTTAGCTGAGCCAAAGCTAGGCGGCAGGACCGGCGATAATATTAGGGTACTACCTGTGGGAATTCCCGCGGGCCTATTAGCATCTCTTCGTAATCCCTCATATACAATAGGGAGTAAGGAGTCTACTGAGTTACCTGAACATAGGAATGTGGTTGAAATAAACGTATACAAACGAGACTTAGAGTATGAAGACGTAATTTTCAAGCCTAAGAAATTCTTATATGATATTTCATTGTTCTTAATGCCAACTGCATTTGGGGATATCAATCCAGATCTAACAACTAGACTGGAGGAAGTCTATAGTCAGGCAGTATTTAGCCATTTTATGCCAGGAACAGATAGCCGCCAACCAGAAGATGTCGACTCAAAGGATGCTGTTGAAGAACGAACTTCATCTGATATAACGGATTCAGGCTTATATGAGTTTCTAGGTTCGGATGGTGGTACCAGCCTTTTATCAAATCATATCATTGACAGATTACTTAGAGTATATTATGGGTTACTATTTGGATTGGAGATGGATGAAAGTACATTTATGTATGATGATGCTTGGCTAGATATATTTGTCGACGGCGATGCAAAGACATTGTTACAACTTGGTGAAGCCAATGAGGCCACATCATGGTGGGTAAGAAATGGTTCCGTCCCAGTTGGTAATCTAATATTATCAACAACCCTAGAAGGCGAAACACTAAATAAGGTTGTAACAAGTGATGATGCAAGTGCATGGATGAAAGAGCGAATATTCTCCAGTCAGGCTAAGGCTAATAAGTTTTGGAGTGATACTGAGAACGCTAGAAAGTATGAAGCCGGTCTTGCGACACAGGGAGGAAAGGACATTACTCATCATCATCATGGTAAATGGGACAGTAAAACTCGGCGCCATGGCGAGGGGGCCAACGATGGCGATGTTCGAGTAGATGGTCATCATCATACCCATAAGTCTAGAAGGATAGCGTCATCATCAACAGATAGCATTCAAACGCCAAAGCGTTGGGGAAGTTCTAGAAAGTTTAGAATTCCACCCCTTTTAAGTGGGAATGATCTAAACAGTTTCCGGGCTTTAGCAAGTGCTACATTATTTAATTCTCGTGGTACATTATTAAAGTTTATGGCACCGAAACTATTTGATAGGGTGTTTATGGTACCGGTTGAGCCAGATGATTTTGAAATAGACATTGAGGCAACATCTGAAAATTTTGGTGGAAATGAATTCTTAGACAAGGATTTTTTCTCTGAGATATCTGAGGATGTACAATTAGAAGACGGTAGCATTGTAAAGAAGCTTAAGCCTCGTCGAAAGGGAGAAAATTATAGCTCCTTTAATGATTTTTTCGTGACAATATCAACACCTTCAGGGGATGTATAATGGCTGTCTCTTATCCATCTAAGGTTTTAACAGTTCTTGATGTTCCGGAAGTTCGTCGGTTTAAGGCTAAGTTCAAGTATAACTTTTTTGCTCCAGACGAAAAATCAAATGAGTCTGGATCTAGAAAAGCATTTGGTACAGCAACGGAAGATCAGGTAGATGAGCTTCGCCGAAAGGTTCCAAGGTTTGTTGAATTTTCATTTGAACCAGTTGATGTAAGATCAAACGCTAGTGTTGATAATGAGTTTGTTACAGATCTCTCTAGGCCACAAGGCATAAAAAGAATAATAGAGGATGCCAATAAGAAGCATAAGGTACAGAATGAAACAGACGTTGCAACAAGGGGATATTCTGCATTAAATCTTCAGGATGATAAGGTCGATGTAAAGTCAAGAAATCTAATACTACATTCATCACAAGTTAGAACCCTTTCTAATAATGAGGAGATTGTAAGTACAACCCCTGCAGACATAGCAAAGCTATTAAATGATGTAACGTCGAAATGGATTCAGGGAAAGTGGATCTTAAAACTGCTAAGTACCATGAATTACGGAGAAGTAACATATTATGATACTAGCACCAGAAAAAACAGGCGTGTCCAGCCAACGTGGGTCCGCCAGATAGCTGACTTAAACCATTATTCTCAATTTAGTGATAAGTTTTTAAGTACGATTTTGCACCAATCCGTTATGAATCCCCTATGTCCATTCTCAGGAGAACTTTCACTACACCGGGAAGCCGCCCAAACAACACAGGCTATGGCAAGAACTCTTGATAGTGCTGGCAAAATTTCAGACTATGAATATTTCACTAACCTTAAACCAATCTCTATTGAAAGAATCGACGCATCCGAATTTAAGAATGCTGTTAAGGTTATAGGTTATATTGTTGATAAGTGGGAAATTCTGCCAAGTGGATATAAGCGCTCTAAGGATCCAATCATATTATCATCATCGTCAATTGGGGGTGGCCTTGATTCTAAAATAAAGTATGATGCCTCATATTCTTATTCTATAAGGGCAATTGCACTAGTGCAGTTTCAAGCAGTTGATGAAGAGACGGGCCAGATATTTGCTATAACTGGCTTAATTTCATCTCGTAAAAGCCCTGCATCTGGAGTGTATTGCAAGGAGTATGATCCACCTCCGCCTCCAGGAGATATTGACTTTATTTGGGACTATAGAAATAAAAAGATGACGATGATGTGGAGCTTCCCAGTAGTCTCTACAAGAGACATAAAACGTTTTCAGGTCTTTAGGCGCCAATCAATAAATGAACCTTTTCAGCTATTAGCAGAGTATGACTTTGATGACAGTGAGATTCCAGATCCAAGAAAAGAAACGCCAACTGCAACTAGGGTATATCAGATGGAAAATCCGTTGACTACGTATATGGATGAGGAATTCACGAAAGAGTCAAAATATATCTATGCGTTGTGTAGTATTGATGCTCATGACTTTACATCAAATTATTCTCAACAATTTGCAGTATCATTTAGCGAGCTTGAGAATAGGATTGTCAAGGAAATAATATCACCTGAAGGTGCACCTAAGCCATATCCAAACTTTTATCTAATCGCAAATCCTGATCTCGGTATAGACAGCATTAGTCTAACAAGTGATGCAATTAAGGATAGTGGCCATACAAAAGGTGCTATATTCTTTGATCCTGAATACTTATCTATCGTAGATAGCAATGAGGAGGATCTCGGGCTACTTTCATTCACCGATCAGGATGAAGAGGGTCGCTACAAATTACAGGTTATAAACGTGGATCGGCAAAAGAGTCAAGTGATTAATATCGATCTCAAGGATTTACGGACATCAAAATAGCAGTATATTTATCGAAGGAGCATGTAAATGGGTTTTCTAGATCATTCAACTAACAACATTATCATTGATGCAGTTTTAACTGACACCGGAAGAGCATTCTTAGCAAGGAACGACGGGTCATTTTCTATTGTTAAGTTTGCATTGGGAGATGATGAGGTTGACTATACCGTAATTGAAAAATTCGGAAGAACAGTCGGAAAAGAAAAAATTGAAAAAAACACGCCAATTTTTGAGGCTCAAACATCTGGAAACTTGGCGTTAAAACATAAGTGCATCAGTATTTCTAATCCAAACTTGATAAGGCTTCCTGGCCTAGAATTATCTGGTGATGGATTTGTGGGGTCAACCTTGGAGATGGGTCGATCTGGTAGTGGATCTACAAGGACGATAAAAGTTGTGCAAGATGTTCAGAATGAGAATACAATTGATGTAGAACTTAGAGATCAAGCATTTATTGTTAAGCTGCCAAGTAGATTTATGCAACTCAAAGGTTTGACACCTGATAGCGTTGATAGTGATGCAATTGCAACATACATTGTAACCAGGGACCCAACCACTACTGCAATAGGTGGTTCAACATTAACTCTTGAAGTTGAAACAAAATCAATAACAGACGCACAATTTGATATTTATGGCAACGCCGGCGATGCCTCTGTAATCTCCTCTGTAGTGACAATAACAGGCATTCAGGCCGGTGCCGTAGCACAATTTGAAGTGCAGATATCTAAATAAGGGGATAGAGTTAGATGGCAACTTTTAAAGAAATTTCAGCAGCAGATATAAAGACCAGCCGATCGGCATTAAACCAATTGGTTGACATTATTCAAGAAGATGTATCTGGCTCTATTACTAGAAAATCATATGAGGTATTTGTAACGGGTGGTGTAGGCCCGGGCGTGACTTCGTCCCTGTTTCAGACAGTTTATGATCAAGACTTTACTCTACAGAGTGCAAATGCAATATTTGATATCTCCGTAGGTCTACAACCTGACGGGCCGCTGGTCACAGAGGCATTAACCGGTGAGGATTCTTCTGGTAAGAAGCTATTTTCATCTCAATCTCTTATGATGAGAGAGAAGACGTACGTATACAAGCAATTTGCACAAACACTATTAGGTGATGCAGATGCAGTATTTACGGCACCTTTTGGGGATGAGAATTCTGAAAACCAGATTGAGTGTGCAATGTTTCTTGGGTTTAAGAGACTATTTGCAAGGGATAAGATCAAGCGAGAAACGTTCGCATTAAGGTTTTATCAATCCGCAAGTATTTCCGGAAATTCTCAGGCGTGGCTTGAGAATCCTAGTGAGAATGTTGACGGCCTGGCTTCAGGTTGTTCAGGCTGGTATGGTACATGTACCGAGACTGGAATTCCTAGTGCATGGGATAATGTGTCAGATAATATTTTTACCACATCAACAGGTAGTGTAGCAATCTATACTGATATTGGTTCGTCGACTGCAAAGAGGGCCACATTTGGTGGTGAGGTTGGGAATATTGTTAATTCGTATAATAATGATGAGACAGTAGGTATTTTATTTTATGATGCAGGTGTGGCGGTACTAGATCTTAATAAAATGTGGCAAGGTGACCAACCTGCAATGGGCATTATTGATGCCATGAATAATACAGAACATTCACACTTCGGTGCTTCAGGCGGTGCTTCAGGTGCAGAGGTAACAATTCCATGTGGCAAAATAGGGATGGGGTACGGTGATACAACTGCAAATACTACATTCTATCCAGACTTCTTAGTATCAGCGTCAATGGACAATATCATTGATCACTTAGCAACTGCAAGATTTCAATCTGGCACACTTACTGCAATGACGTTTCAGAATATCACAAACATCAATTCTACATTAATTTTCTGTAGGGCCACCGCGGACGAGTTCAACTATTCTTCAAATCCAACATATGTTGCAGATGATGATCGTGTCGTAGTGATAGATGAAGGGCAAGAAGATACCCAGAGATCATTTACCTTCCCAACAACGGTAGGCTTATATGATGCCAATGATAACCTATTGGCAGTTGCAAAAATGTCTAGGCCGATTGAAAAGAATGATGAAAAAGATATTACAGTCCGCGTCCGCCTAGACTTCTAAGGCCACGGGTTGGGAGATGTATTTGCTTATTGAACCCGGACAATTATGATGCGAATAGTTATAATGAGGATTAACTGATTATGCAATATTGCGATAATAGTTCAGGTGGGTTCAGATGGCATTATTCAAATTAACACAAGAGTATTTTGAAAATCTAACGCTAACGACCCACCCCCGCCGTGAGTTTCTTTCTGCTTCTTTAGAGAGTCTTGTCCAAGAGCCGGGCATGTTCGGTACGGTAAACGTATTCGCACAGCGGTCCGATGCAGAGAAAGAAACATTTAAGCTTCGTTCATTTTCTGATGCCCCAGACCCATATGGTGATCTATCTTTAGAGACGTATAGGCAGGACCTTGTATTATCTGCATCAAGTCCAGGTGCCACATCATTTGTAGCACCAATAGAAGAGTATCTGGAGATGATATATTCATCATCAGTATCTGAGCGTAAGAAGAAGTTTGTTGAAGTCATTCGATTTGAGCCTTCATTTAGATTTACTGCTGATACAGAGCGCAAGAATGTAGTAAAAAATGTCTTGTTTCCATATTACAGGGACCGGTATCCATCATTACATTGGGCATGTACAAACTACAATACACTAAACTTCTTTACTGGATCCGAAGTACCATCAGACTCTGTATTGATATACCCCGCAAAGACAGATGAATCTGTACAACCAAGTGTTATTCCGTATAGTGCAACCGGACCCTTTACTTTTGACTTTTACATCAATCCAAGATATACAACGGATGACCGAGATGCCGAATTTAAGGCTGGTACAATATTTCATATGTCATCAAGCTATGCTGTATCTTTGGTAACTGGTAGCCATGTTGATATCGATGGTGGTCCAGATAGCTTTCGAATTATGCTACAACTTAGTAGCAGTGCTGAAGTACCTCCGTCTGAAGTCCCACTTTATGATGCTGGCGTTTTAATTGAGAATAATGAACACCCAGTATCTGCTGGCTACGGAGGTGTAGAACCTTTTGTTCCAACGTTGGGCGGAACAGGCGAAGGCACTCGAACCGATCTAATTTTTCTATCCTCAGAAAATGCACTGACAAAAAATACATGGCACCATGTGGGCATAAGGTGGGGTGGAACTGGAATGAATCATGGTACAGGTTCATTTGTTATAGATGGCGAGATAGATTCAGAATTTGTAATCCCTTCAGCATCAGTAATGCCATTAGAGTTTGATAGTCATGTGGGGGTAGATGAGCTATTAGATGATCCAAGTGCACTGTTTATTGGGAACTTTTATGAAGGCCGAAATAATGAATCTCCTGTTGGTACATCTGGACAAAATTATATCGCTGGCTTTTTTAACGATGACGCATGTGTAGCAGAAGGCCTGGCATTTGGTGCACCCGGTTTGGGTTCTGGTTTAGATGAGCCTGACCCCGATGAGTATTCATTTGACCACCCACTAAATGCTGAAGTTCATGACTTAAAGATATGGAATGAGTATAGAGCGGATGAAGATTTAGTAATGTCGACGAAACAAGGTGTATCAACAATGGGTGATACATTACTATTTTATGTACCACCATTCTTTGTTAAGAATACTCGACAACGTGATGTACTAATAACACCATTCCAAAATATGACAACAACGACAGATGACCCATTTAATGTCGCAATGTCCTTTGGTGTGGGTGGCCACTTATTAAACCTTGAGAACTTCTGTCGGGAGTTTGTACGAAAAGATTATCCAAGGCTTCTAAACCTGACTGGGTCCAGGATAGATACTCAGGCACAAACAGCGATATCGGCGAATGAGTATCTATTTTCGACCGGTTCAATTAGAAAGAGAAACCTAACGATATTGCCATGTGATAATGGTAAATTCTTTCCCGGATTTCGATTGCTATCTTCTGGTTCATATGAGCTTAGTCCATCAAGTGATTCACTGTCTAGCAAATACACAAATGACTTTGGCAGTCTAGACTATAGCAAGATTTCGTTGACAGATTTAATTCCCGAAGAAACACTTTACCCAGGCCTTATTGCTTTAGATACAGACCCTGATCATAATACCGACTCAGCTGCTACGGATATTATGGATGAAATTTTAGGTGCTAGTCCTGACAACCCGGGTGTAGCACCTGGTTCTGTTTTAACAATATTCCAGCGCACACGTGACAATTCTTCAAATGAGGTTGTATTCTTCGACGCATCAAACTTATTTTATGGTAACAGGATAAACCCAACGACATTTGAGATTGTTGATAACGATGTAACAGGGTCAGGTGGCAAGGTAAAACTAACATTTAGAGATAACGGCATTGGTGGCCTCTATCGGGCCGACGCAAGATCTGAGCATCCAAAATGGGCGGATGCAGGTAGTATAATTTATGAAGAAGGTGTTGCTGTTATCAAAACACCGGTTGTTCCATACTTTGGCAAGGAACAGTTCACCACCACTTTTCAAGGTGAACAGAATATCCATATATTAGAAGTACATGTTCCATGTGGCGCCGGTACTGTGAACTCTTCTTCGAATCCCCAGTACAAAGAATTACGAGCATCAAATTTTGCATCTGAAACAGAGTCAGGATTTGTTTACATTACGGGCTTGAACTTTCATGATGAAAATCTTAATATTATTGCAAGAACGAATTTAGCAACCCCAGTTGTTAAACGGGACAGCGATGGTTATGTTTTCAGAGTGAAGGTTGATTTTTAGTGTATTTTTTAGGGTTGGATGTTTCAACAGCTTGTATTGGATGGTGTGTATTAGGCCCTAAGGGACGCCTTACAGAGATGGGGTATATTCCCCTGTCTAAACTGAATGGCCCCTTCCAGAAGGCCCAAGGGGCCTCAGACAAACTAGCTATGCTACACCTTAAGTATGATATCAACAAGGTCTTCATTGAGGAGAACCTACAAGCCTTTCGGCCTGGTCTATCCTCTGCAAAAACGTTACTAACATTGGCAAGGTTTAATGGGATTGTAAGTTATTTAGTGTACCAACAATTTGATTTTGAACCAGAATATGTCAATGTCAATGCTGCACGAAAAGCTGTAGGACTAAAGATCGTCCGAAAAAGCAAAGGCGGCGCTCCCACTAAAGAGCAAGTTTTAGACTGGGTTTCTGGTGAAGTTAGTGATAATGATAATCAATATCAATGGCCAACCAAGATATTAAAGAGCGGCCCAAGAAAAAACCAGGAAATTTTAGAACCTGGATGTTATGATGCAGCAGATGCATATGTTATTGCCAGAGCAGGATTCCTAATGTTGCATGATTCATAATTTGATCTATTCAACAGATCATACAAATGAACACTTGTATACCTGCGGGGTATATTAGAATAAGATGTCTTCTGCGAATGATAAAATCAGATTTTTGAACCGGGTTTTTGGAACCTGTGTCATTGGAAACGACGGCCTAAATGTTGCCGTCTGTTGCCCCAATAGAAACTGTGGATCATATGGTTCATCCGCAAAGAAGAAATTAGTAATTCGAATTGATACTGATAATCATCACTGTTGGGTCTGTGACGTCAAGGGAAGAAACCTAAATTCTCTTTTGAGAAAACACTTTCCCCAGTATGTCCATGAATATCGTGAGAAGTTCTTAACAAAATCCAAGAATTTTGCAATTGATGTTGAAGAACCTGAGGTTATAGTAACATGCCCTAAGGAGTTTAGGCTTTTAGCTACAAGCTTACAAAGTAAAGATCCAGATATTAGGGATACTGTTCGGTATTTGAAAAAAAGAGGCCTAACGAATAGGGATCTTTGGTATTTTAAGATGGGTACATGTACGCAGGGCCGATATCGCCGGCGGGTAATTTTACCGTCTTTTGATGCTGACGGTGATTTGAATTATTTTGTTGCCAGGACCATTGATAATGATGCTGGTATGAAGTACTTGAATGCAAAGGTGCCAAAGAAAAGTGTTATTTTCAATGAGATAAACATCAATTGGAAACAAGAACTAACATTGGTCGAGGGCCCCTTTGATTTAGTAAAATGTGATGATAATGCAACATGCTTGTTGGGTTCTCATTTTTCTGAGGATTATGCGTTATTTGGTGAGATTATCAAATATGCAACACCGATAGTATTGGCATTAGATCCTGATGCTCGTGGTAAAACACAGGCATATGCTAAAAAGCTATCATCTTATGGAGTCAATGTACGTATCCTTGACCATGGTACGTTCAGTGATGTAGGGGAGATGTCAAGATTAGATTTTTTAGAGGCTAAAAAACGAGCTAAGAAGTGGAAGTCAGATGACCATTTGTTACATTTGATTGACACAATTAAAAGCGGTTCCTTATTTTAGGGTCTAGTCCAGACAGGCATATGTATGAGTTTTAAGTGTATCCACATTTCTGACATTCATTTTAGGGGACTTAGTCGTCATGATGAATATTATAAATCATTTACAGCATTCTTTGAAAAAGCAAAGGAGCTAGCCCCTGATGTAATATACGTCGGTGGGGATATTGTTCACTCAAAAACCCAGGGGATTACCCCTGAGCTAATTGATCTTTTGAATTGGTGGTTTACAGGCCTTGCCGATATAGCACCCACCCATGTTATCCTGGGTAATCACGATGGGCTGATTATGAACAAGCATCGTCAAGATGCCATTAGCCCTATATTGAGCGCATTAAATAATTCAAATATCCATCTATACAAAAAATCAGGAACATATCCAACAGGATACCCTGGGTTTAATTGGTCTGTATTTTCTTGTTTTGATGAAGAGAGCTGGCCAGATGTAAAACCTGTTCCTGGTGACATAAACATTGCTACTTTTCATGGTGGTGTTATGGGTTCAAAAACTGACATCGACTGGAATATTGATGGTGAAGTTGATACTGCATTTTTTGATGGATATGACTTTACGATGTTGGGTGATATTCATAAGCTTCAATATCTGGATGATGAAAAGAGAATAGCATATTGTGGTTCATCTATTCAGCAGAACTACGGAGAGACGCCAGGTAAGGGGTTCCTGTTTTGGGAGATAGAAAGTAAAGATAAGTTCACTAGTACTTTTTATGAGATACCTCATGACAAACCATTTGTTACAGTCGACTGGGCAGGTGATGTTCAAACGACACTTGATGCTGCCGAAGATTATCCGGACGGCGCAAGATTCAGAGTACGTACACAAGAGCCAATTTCACAACCAGAGATAAAACAACTACATACAGCCTTAAAGGAATTTAAGGAAGCATCTGAGATCGTTTACAAGAATGACTATGACTCAGATCTTACGGTAATTAAAGCTAACGGAAGTTCATTTTTTAAGAATGACTTAAGGGACCCAAGTACACATTGTAAGTTACTACGTGAATACTATAAGGAAGTATTCCTAACCGAGGAAGAGCTCACACAACTCGATGGCCTGGCTACACGATATGTAAGCCAGCTAGAGACTGGTGATACTGTGCGGAATGTCAAGTGGTCAATTAAGAGGCTGGCGTTTGACAACATTTTCTCATATGGCAAAGGAAATGTTATTGATTTTGAAAACCTTGGTGGGATTACCGGTCTCTTCGGCCCGAACAGGGTCGGAAAATCATCAATCCCTGGTGCACTAATGTATGGTGTCTTTAATACGACAGATAGAGGTTCAATAAAGAATCTTCATGTCATTAATTCTAGAAAAGGCTTCTGTAGGGCAGATATCGATATAGGGGTATCAGGTAAAAGTTTCCGAATTGAACGTCAATCTGTAAAACATGAAACAAAGGCTGGAAAGCTACATGCGGTTACACACCTAAACTTATTTAGGTTGGGTGATGATGGTATACCCACATTAGACTTAAGCGGCGAGCAGCGCAGAGAGACAGAGAAGGATATTAGAAAACTTGTAGGATCACCTGATGATTTTTTATTGACATCACTTTCAAGCCAGGGGGAAATGAATGCGTTCATTAAACATAAGGCAACCCAACGAAAAGCAATTCTAACGAATTTTCTGGACCTAAACATATTCGATCAAATGGAAAGCTTAGCAAGAGATGAATCAGCCGGCATCAAGGCAACATTAAAACTTGATCCTGGTACCGATTATGAGACTAAGATTTTAGAGACCCAGGTTGAGCATGACGCAAAAGTAAAAACCAGGGATGAAGTTGATGTTGAACTAACAAAACTAAGAAAAAGACTTCAAGAGTTAAAGATATCGCTAGCCACACACAAAGACAAGGATCTCGTCACTCGCGCAGATGTTGAGGAGCAAGAAGAAAAGATAGAGGCTGCAAAACTCAAGCTAGATGATATCCAAGAGAAAGAGCGCGTATCAAACGAAGCAATTAGGCTATTGCAGGAAAAAATTGAAAAAATCCAAACAATTAAAGAACAGTTTCCAATAGAGGAGTTAAAAGAACGCTTTGCTGCACAGGCAGACCTTGAACGTTCTTTGGTTGGATTAGAGCATACACATGAAAAAGAGAAAACGCTTCTTAAGAACCAAAAGAAATCAGTAGGACTACTAGAGGAAGTTCCATGTGGCGATCAATTTCCAACATGTAAATTTATAAAAGACTCACATAAAAACAAAAAGTTGCTTATTGAACAACAGGAGCGAACGGCGGATACATTAGAGCAAGTTAAAACGGCAAAAAAAGCATTAAAGATCTTAATAAAAGAAAACCTACAAGAGAAAGTAGAAAAGTATGATTCACTACTTAGGCAGGGATCACAACTGCGTATTGATGCTTCAACAGAGTCAGTTAATTTACATGAACTACAATCAACGAAGACCAGATTATCATCCTCAATTGACCGCGGAAAAAGTGTATTGTCAGACATGTATATGCGAGTATCAGACTCAGACGATGCCAGTGGGGTCAGCAAGGTAAAGAAAGAAATATCTGGCACGTCTGACCAAATACTTGAAAAAGATGCAAAAAGAATGTCACTGTCAGAATCCATTGGCCTATTGGCTTCAGAGATTGAGCGCCTGAAGGTGGATAAAGATGAGCACAATAAGTTGCTAATGCAATGGAAGGTTTATGACCTATTTATGAGTGCTGTATCAAAGAACGGCATTCCTCGCCAGATCATGATGTCACAACTCCCAGTTATTAATGCTGAAATTTCAAAGATTCTTCAAGATGCTGTTGGGTTTACTGTAGAGCTTGAAGCTGAGTCATCTTCAAATTCAATGGACATTTATATCAATTATGGCGACTCTAGAAGAATTATTGAATGTGGATCCGGTATGGAGAAGATGATGTCTTCCCTTGCAATTCGAGTAGCACTTATTAATATTTCGTCCCTACCCAAAACCGACTTGCTTATTATTGATGAAGGTTTCGGCGCTCTTGATGAAATGAATGTAGAATCCTGTAATCGATTACTGAAGTCTCTTAAAAGATGGTTTAGGAATATATTGGTAATATCACATGTTGATGGTGTAAAAGACGTCGTCGATAACGTGATAGAGATAACCAGGCGAGGAAAAAATGCCCAGGTAATCTATAATGGTGGGGAGTCAATGGATCATGAATAAGAATTTTCATGAAGATAAAAACGGGTTTTTAATAATGAAGTCAAGCCGGTTAATACATGATCAGCATATTCCATTGGAATGTCCTGTATGTGAACTTTTAATGAGAGATCATACAGACGTAACAATATTTCAGAAATGGTCATGCTGTGACTATTGCTATATAACATGGGCCGCGGCAAACCAGGATAAGTGGGAAGGTGGCTGGCGTCCATCATCAAAAGAGATATCAAATGTCAGAAAAAAAAGACTGAGCCTACCATCATATAGGGTCAGATAGTTCTGCAGGCAATAATTACATAAGGAGGAACCAGGAGACCATTATGTTATCAAAAGAAGAAGTTAATGAATTAGGGAATATTCTAAACCACACATGGGGTAAGTCAGGTGCTGGGATTACATCTAAAATGCATGGTGACCGATTGCTGCTAAGCTTTAGCACAATTGTACATTTTGCTTCGGAAGATTCTTTACAGCAACAAATGCCTAACCTAGTAGACGAATCCATGCAACTGCTGACCGCACGTTTAGGTGAGGTTAAAAAGCAGTTTAAGGAAGCTACTGGAAATGCGTTAAGTGTTAGTGAATTTTCTAATAGGGATAGGGTTGAACTTGTATCTGCGACAGCAAACTCTTTAAGAAGGGTTGCATATTACAACCGTGACTTGATATTAGACATCAAGAACTAAGCGAGACGAGATGCCCCCTGTTAACAAGCAACGTCAGGTAAAGGAAATAGTCCGCTGTGGTAAGGATCCAGTTTATTTTTTCAACAAGTATGTAAAGATACAACATCCGACCGCAGGCCTAATTCCATTCAAGACATACGATTTTCAGGATCAGTGTGTTCATGATTTCATAAACAATCGGTTTAATGTAATCTTGAAGTCCCGGCAGCTTGGATTATCAACAATTAGTGCGGCGTATGCTGTATGGCTGGCTGTTTTTTATAAGGATAAGAATATTCTGGTAATTGCAACGAAGTTAGCAGTTGCAATGAACTTTATAAAGAAAGTGAAGGTTGCGTTAAGAAATGTGCCTCCATGGCTGATATTGCCTGAGCTTACTACTAGTAATAAGCAATCTGTTGAGTTTAGTAATGGTTCAACTATCAAGGCTATTCCTACATCTGATGATGCCGGCCGCTCTGAGGCATTGTCGTTATTGATTGTGGATGAGGCTGCATTTGTTCGTAATTTTGATGAGTTGTGGATGGGCCTATACCCTACACTCTCTACCGGTGGTCGTGCAATTGTGTTATCAACCCCAAATGGTGTCGGTGGCCAGTATTATGACTTGTATATGAAGGCTGCTGCGGGGGAAAGTGAGTTTCACCCCATTCGTCTCCCATGGGATGTACATCCTGAGAGAGATGAAACGTGGTTTGAGAATGAGTGTAAAAACTTATCTAACAAACAAATTGCACAAGAGCTACTATGTGACTTTGCAGCATCAGGTGACACATTTCTAGCGGCAGAGGATATTGAATATATTCGGACGGCCGTTAGGAACCCATTAGAAAAATGGGGCCCAGATATGGGGGTGTGGGTATGGAAGTATGCGCTGTCTGAGCACAGGTATATAATATCTGCCGATGTTGCTAGGGGCGATGCTGCTGATTATTCAACATTTTGTGTAATCGATACAAATGAATCAGAGGTAGTTGCAGAATATAAAGGTAAATTGCCCCCAGATCAATTTGCGATGTTGCTCAATGAAGCTGGGATGAGGTATGGTAAGGCCCTAGTTTGTCCTGAGAATAACACATATGGGTATGCGGTCATTATGAAGCTGGTCGAAATGAATTATCCTAATCTTTATTTTAAGAAGCAAAGTGACAAATATGCTTCGATGTATGGGGAAAGCAATATCCACAAAGTAGGTTTCACGATGACGGCACCAGCTAGAATACAGGTGCTGACAAAGCTGGAAGAAATTCTAAGAAATAGGCAAATCAAGATATACTCTACGAGGCTATATGATGAGCTAAAGACATTTGTGTGGAAAGGCAATAAGGCCCAGGCCCAGAAAGGCGCAAATGATGACCTCGTCATCGCCCTTGCCATTGGGACATGGCTTTATGATACATCACCCAACTATAATCAGTATACGGTAAATATTAATGACGCGATGCTAGCTGCATTTGCAGTTAATGGGTCTCCTGAGAATAAAGCACCGTCCTCCGCAGATATTTGGACTAATCGTGGTGCATCACCAAATCCGTTTCAACCAATTGTAATGGGAACAATGCCTGAAGTATCAGGCTCAAATTCTCCTTATGGAGATATGTCATGGTTATTGAAGTGATTTATTATCTTGGCAATTATGGTATAATCTCAATATGCCCGAGAAAGAGTAGAGGATAGGCATGGCAAAGAATAAAAACCTATTTCAACGATTAACGCAACTGTTTCGTGGCGGCCCAATGGTTAAGCGTAGGGTTCGTGACTTCCAGACAAAGGGCGCACAGTCTACGCTGGATATGTTCTCTAAGCAACATAGTGATGTATATAATAGCACATTGTCTGCTTATGGGGCATTTGATAGAATGTCCAGATATAGTGACTTTAGCGAAATGGAAGCTACACCTGAGATTGCATCTGCTTTAGACATATATGCCGAGGAGACGGTGTCCCCAGATGAAAAGGGACATATCCTACACATATACTCAGAGAACCGTCGGATTCAAGAAATTCTTGACACATTATTTCTAGAAACGATGAACATTGAATTCAATTTGCCTATGTGGGTGAGAAATCTATGCAAGTATGGTGATTTTTTCTTGTTCAATGATGTTTCACCAGAGTTCGGCATGATAAATGCATACCCAATCCCTATATCGGAGATTGAGCGTGAAGAAGGATTTGACCCAAACGATCCCTCAGCTGTAAGGTTCCGATGGATAACACAAGGGAACCAGGTTTTGGAGAATTGGCAGGTATCTCATTTTAGGCTTTTAGGTAATGATGCCTTTCTACCATATGGGAATTCTGTTTTAGAGTCTGCCAGACGCATATGGAGACAATTGATCCTTATTGAGGATGCCATGTTGGTATATAGGGTCATTCGTGCTCCAGAACGAAGGGTATTCTATATCGATGTTGGTAATGTTCCTCCTGAGAATGTTGCAGAGTATCTACAACAGGCTCAGACGTCTCTTAAAAGAAGTCAAATCATAAATAAAGAAACTGGCCAGGTCGACCTACGGTATAATCCACTGAGCGTGGATGAAGATTATTTTCTTCCCGTACGTGGGGGGGAATCGGGGACAAAGATTGAAACCCTTGCTGGTGGTTCAAATACTGCAGCAGTTCAGGATGTTGAATATATCCAAAAGAAGCTATTTGCAGCATTAAAGATCCCACGGGCATATCTGGGATATGATGAGGATGTCGGTGCCAAGGCAACACTTGCCCAAGAAGATATTAGATTCTCAAGATCAATTCAGCGAATTCAAAAAACTGTATTATCTGAGTTGAATAAAATAGCTATGATTCATCTATTCTCTCATGGGTTTGAAGGCGAGGATCTTTTAGATTTCGAGTTGAAACTGTCCAACCCATCATCTATAGCCCAGCAGCAAAAACTTGAGCTAATTGCAAGGAAGTTTGAGATTGCAGGTACCGCACCGGAAGGTATTGTTGATAGAGAGTGGATTCGTAAAAATATCTTAGGACTTAGAGATGATGATATCCGCCACATTCTAGAGGGTATTATTGATGATAAGGTAATGGACCTTAAGGTAGAAGCAACAGCCGTACCTCCAGACCAGGCCGCGGCCCTACCAGGCGCCGGCGCCGCCGGTGGTGAGGGTGGTGGTGATGATCTCTTTGGCGGAGGTGGTGATGAAGAAGCTGGTGGTGACGAAGGCGGAGACGAAGGCGGAGATCTATTTGCGGCCGATATGGTAGATGGCCAGCTACTAACTGCATTGCCGTCGGATGAAGATGAAGATGAAGATGAAGACGACGAGATAGACATTGCCAGGTTATCAATTGATGATGAAGAAAGTCCAATAAAAGCCCAGAGGCAAATGAGGAATACATTTAATGAACCTATAAAGAAAAGTCGGACAGTTCGTTCCGGCCCTTCTTCACTTAATGCACCCGATTTTGTAAAAATGACCAGTGTGGGAAAATCAGGAAGAAAGCAAGATACCTCAAATGACCCATATGATAAGAGCAACGTATTAAGAGACCCATTCAGAGAAGGTACCGACGCAAGTGATCTACTTCCTTATACACCATCATTAGACAATTACCTGGATGATAAGATTGGTGAGCATGCGAAGATGACACGTGAGATGGAAACTACTTTAAGTAAGCTGGGGAGCGCAATAGGTATTTCTAGTAAGGAACTGCTAGCAGAGTCACGATTAGGGCAGGAAGATATGGAACTCGAGATCGATTTAACAGAAGAGGATGGGTTAACGACCGATGGCGAAGACACATAATAAAAAGAGGAATGTCGGCATCATATACGAGCAACTTCTTCGAAGTATATCGCAGTCGCTCGTAGAAGGAAACGAAGACAGGGCTCAGGTAATTACACAGGTTTTGACTGATAACTTTAAACCAGGTTCAGAACTATATAGGGAATTTCGTTTATTCAATGCCCTTGTAAAAACGTCTGTAAGCTCTGATGTTCTTGCCGGCCGAATTTTAGGTGAGGCAAAAAGTGCAGCCTTAGACTTTAACTCAACGGAGCTTAGAAAAGAAAAAGCTAAGCTAATAAAGGATATCAACCACCGCATTGATGATGAGTCATTTTATGCTCAACGCGTAAAAGACTATAGGTCATATGCAACGATACAAACATTATTAAACGATTGGCGGGATAATAGGTCTGCCCATATTAGCCGGGTGGCAAATTATGAGGACAAGGTCTGCAAGTGGCTATTGCAAGAAAAGAAGGATGAGGATATCAACGTGCATAGAAATGATGATGTTGATGTTTTAACTGTTCGGATTATGACGGAGAAATTCAATAAAAAATATGATGATACCCTAAATGATGAACAGGCTGAGATTATAAAGGAGTATGTATTTGCTTTGGAGCAAAAAGATGCAACATCATTAATCGACTATTTATCCGATATTAGGGAATCAACATTAGATGAACTAAAGGTATACTCATTAGCATGTGATAACCAAATACTCAATGAAAAGATGAATGTAATTCGTGAAAACGTTGATAGTTTGACTCCAGATGAGATTAATGATGATGTCATTTCTAAGTTCCTGCTTGTATCAGCATTAAAACAAGAATTATTGGAGAACTCATAATGGCAAATAACTTGAAACTAGTTACTTCATGGTTACCCTTTGAATATAACAAAGAGATGATTAAAGAGTCTCGTGAACAAAACAATGGTAAGATTGTTATGAAGGGCATTTTGCAAAAGGCAGAGACCCTTAATCAAAATGGCCGAATTTATCCTCTTCCTATTCTTGAACGAGAGGTTAGGAATTATCAGAAGTTCATTAGGGAAAATCGGGCCTTGGGAGAATGTGACCACCCAGACTCCTCAGTTGTAGAACTAAAGAATGTTTCGCATATCATTAGGGAAGCATGGATGGAAGGTGACGTCTGTAAGGGCACAGTTGAGCTACTCGACACACCCTGCGGCAAGATTCTTCAAAATCTAGTTGAGGCAGGGGTAACCTTAGGCATATCATCACGTGGCGTGGGGTCCACAACACAAAAAGGGGACTACCAAGTTGTCCAAGACGATTTTCAGTTAATTTGTTGGGACTTTGTTTCTGAGCCCTCTACACCTGGAGCCTTTATGATGAAAGAGGGCCGAGAGATTAGTAGAAAAGACTTAGATCAATACTTTACAAAAACAGATAGAATCGATAGGATCTTTAATGATATTATGGATTGGGAGAAATAATAATGGCTCTTTATAATGCAGCCCCAGGATTAAATTTTGCATCAGAGTATCAGGTTGCTGGTACCCCATTCGTTCATAGTTCTGGTGGCGATTTTACCATTGACCTTGATTACGTCACATCCGCCGTTGTAGTCGTTTGCACAGCCCAACATGCTAGTAATACCATTGATTTTGGAGATACTGGCGGGACTGCAATGAATTTAGCATTAGGCATGCAAAGATTCGAAGTAAAGTGTAAGCAGATTAATGTGGTTAATGGTTCTGGTACAATTAGTGTATGTGCAGAACTGACCGGCATTGCAGCCAAACAATTACCACCTCATGATCAGGCTGATTTTGGTACAATTTCTTAAGGAATAATAATGGCAAAAATATCTAGAAACGTATTAAAGGACATTGTCAAGGAATGCTTGGTAGAGATTCTTGCTGAGGGCCTAATAGAGACAACAACCCGCGATCGCTCAGCTAGCCTTGATTCTATGCTTAGTGAATCTACAAAGAAACGCCCAGGTAGAAGAAGAAAATCCTCTGCCGAATCACAGGCAAATCCTGCATTTGATAGTGCTGTTGCAGGCTCAGTAAAGACGTTGACAGATGATAGTGTGATGGCATCAATTTTTGCAGACACTGCAAAAACAACATTACAAGAACAATTAGGTGCTGAGTCAAAGGGTCCAGCCCTTGCAGACCGAGCATCAAGACAAATGGATCAATTAGACCCCATTGATGCATTTGGCCAAGAGGGTAACCCTGCCGATCATTGGGCCAAACTGGCTTTTGCTGATTCTCGGCCGGGACAGAATAATAAGTAAGCAATCCGGTAGTAAGATTCCGCTGGAACTGCATATGTATATTAGAATCGCTTTACGATTTATGAATAGGAGAACAAAATCATGGCTAGAGCAAAAAGAGCAAAGAAGCTGACACCAGGAATGCTTCGTAAAATGGTCTTAGAAGAGAAGACAAAACTTCGCCGCCGCAAATTACGCGAGTCCGATCCCATGGTTGCTGGTCTGGATGATCCAGAAAAAGTAACTGCTGATGAGGTTGAGGCTGATGAATTGGCCGGTACATTAGAAAAAGATTTAGATCACCTTAAGGTTCTTAAGGTACAAGAGAAAAAAGTAAGAAGCCGACTGCGGAAGATTTCTGAGGCACGTCGTAAGGTTTCAAAACGTATTAAGCGTAAGCTTTAGGAGAAAATAGATGCCATCCCACAAGCAAGGAACAGTTAACCCAGTAGTTACAGATAGTCAGTTAGGTAAGCATGGTACCAGTCGTATGGTTACATGTTATGCTACATCTCCTATTCATTCTGGTGAGATTGACGCAGACAGCATACGGAAACAGTTTCAAGAATTAGTTTTGGATGGCGTTGTAAATGATGCCGGTCATACTTTCGGTGAGTTTAGCAGAGATTACTCTGAGGCTCCTGATTATGGTGATGTAGAAACCGGTGGTGGCGGACTCCCTGCTAGCCCATGGGTACCTAATCCAGTTTCTCCAGGTGAAGGGTTTGACTACACCAAGCAAGCTGAAGCCCCTGATGGTTACGGCACAACACCAAGTGATACTTGGGGCGTTGGTGTTGGATCTCAAGAAAATCCAAAGACGTCTTCGGAAGCAATTTCAAGTCACACTCTTGGAGACTATGGCCTCGGCAAGCACTCACCTTCCTAAGGGTTAGTTTATGGCTACACCATATCAAACTGTAGATGTTTTTAGGCAAGAACAAGCATCAGGTGAGTTAGGTGGAACGCCAGCGCTGTCCCGGCCAGATCAAGCTTCATTAGAGGTTTCATTTCCAGGTAGCCCAATTTATGCCGGCACCATAACGCCGGAAGAACGTAGAGCAGAATTTCAAAAACTAGCACTCGATGGCGAGGTAGTTAATGGATTCTGCTTTTCTTCATTTAATAGGGATTTTTATGAAAATGACCCACCAATATATGATGATGTTGAGACAGGCCCCGGGGGTCTTCCTGGATCACCCTTTACACCAAATGTAGTTTCACCTGGTGAAGGCAATGGCGTTGACCCAACAAAGATGGGTGACCCACCGGCGTATATGTATGATGGTAAGGACCCGCTTCTTATTAAGACTACAAAGGCTTCCCGGCCGCCCTTTAATGGTTCAATGACAGATACAGATCCTAAAACTACCTCAGGGGCAATTGATCAAACAAAGATTGAAACTCTGGGTGAGTATTTAGGCAGAAGCCCAAGTCGTGCTAATGACTGGGGCTCTATATCTGGAGAGTAACTGAAAAGGGATAATGGATGCCACGAAAGCTACCACAACCCCAAAGTTATAGACAAGGTGTAGGGTCCTATGATGATAAGGCAGGATTAGGCTATAGTCCTGTAAAATCTTCCGGCAGATTTGAACCTCGTCAACTTCAGGGCGATTTTCCTTACATAGATCCTGATCCATATAGCGAGCTGGATGATGAAGAGGCTCTTGAGCTGGATGATATAGATGCATTTGTTACTGCTGTTAACATGGGGTACAGACCTAGTGATTATTTAAGTGCAGCAGGCAATGATCCATTTTATTTTGTTGCAGGGAATACTAAGTTGAGCGAATTAAGTGTGTCGAAGGGAATTTCTCCGATGCCAGATCTGTATAAGAAACGCCAGGCATCTGCAGGTGGTGGTGCTGTCCCGGCAAATATTCATCAACCAACATTCAGAACAAGGACGCATACTCAAGCATCCGGTACAAAGCATGGTTTCTCTAAGGCTCCAAAGCCTATGGATATTATTGAACCAGATCCTGTATATCATTTAGATGATATGCCAAGTGATGATGAGCGTACACTTATAAATTTGAGAAAGCTGATAGCAACAATTCACCAACAAGAGGACGATGAGGTATAAATAGTGGCAAAGCCGGCACATGTAGTAGTTGAACTAGGGAAAGATGGTCAGTCGACCCACGCATTGATACGAAAATTTATAAGAAAATGTAAAGAAGCAGGAATAGTTAACGAAGTTCGGAAAAGGCGTTATTATGTCAAGAAGTCGAAAGTACGTCGTGACAAGAAGCATAAAGGTAAGCGCCGAGCACAAATGCAAGCAGAGAAACAGCAACAAAAAT